CCTCCATCGTACGTCGTTCCGAATGCCGTCTGTTGTCGTGCCGAATCACAAATCGCTCGTATTCTACAGGAATCGTACAACCAGTATATACCTGCTCCAATTCCAAGGCGACTTGGATATGTATCGTCTGTGGTCTCATGAAATGACCTAAAAAACCAGGAATGCCACTGTTGACCCCCCCTCCACCCGGACCAAAGGGCATACCGCCTGGACCCATGGAAAACACGTGTACTTCGGGACCATTGCCTTGACCATGTTGAAACAAATTTTGGAATAGGTTGTGCAAACCGCCCATGCCTGTCATTCCATCGCCCATCCGGCGTTCTATATCGTATTGTCGACGTTTGGAAGCATCGGACAAGGTGTCATAGGCCTCGGCGAGTTCTTTGAATTTCTCTGCGTCACCGCCACGGTCAGGATGATGTCGTAAAGACAGACCGCGGTATGCTTTTTTAACGTCCGTATCGGAGGCGTCTTCAGAAACGCCTAAAATGTCGTAGAAATTCCCGACAGAGGACATGGATTACTGGAATAACACAGACATTTCCTTATGCTCTTCTGTAACGAATGAGAGTATTTTTTGCTTATTCTTTGATGTGTATGTCTATACAGATTTACACATCATAGTCTTTTCTTACATATACAATCCTGCAGAGAGTGTCGACACATATTTATGAGTAAAATGGAAAATGAGGGCAAAGACAAGAGCATGGACGAGTGCTACAGTGTATTTGTTTGCCTTGGGTGGCAGATGAAGCAAGACATCGGGGGTAAGAATAAAAAAGAGGAGGGCAGCGTAGAGAGAGACAATCATTGTCATGGTTGTATTTTTATACATTGGTCTGTCAAAATAATTCGAAAACATGACAATTCTTATATTCCATGACATTGGGAACAGAATATACATTGCATCTCACTCCCTTACCAAATGTTGACCCCACCTGGACAGAAACTTTCAAACGCAACATTGCCCGTCACAATCACAATGTCCAATATGGAGAGTCACCCCCCTTGGCCTTTTCTGTCCTTCAACCAGACCGCCTCGCAATACAACCATGTCAATCCGTATCCATCGGTCTTCATGTACATGCCGTGATGCGACAAGGGAACCGACCTACCTCCCTCCTCCTCTGCCCATGTGATACCATTCACCGCACCCCTCTCATGTTGAGCAATGCCCCAGCCCTTCATCCTCCTTTGCAACGGGAACTTGTAGCACTTGTACGCCACGTGGGCAGACAAAACGAGTACATTGTCAACATAGCCGAAGAACTGTTTCAAATATCTACACCCTCTTTTCAACCCTTTCTCGTACACTGGGTTGAACAACCATGAAAAAACAAACATCAAACAAACACCAAACCCCTGTAGGGCATTTCCGAGACGGTGTCTACATTCATTATCACAACCCCTGTAAGGCATTTCCAAGATGGTGTCTACATTCATTATTACACTCCCTGTAGGGCATTTCCAAGACGGTGTCTACATTCATTATCACACTCCCTGTAGGGTGTTTCCGAGACGGTGTGTGGCAGCCATCCATGACGTGAAACAGGAATGGGTTGTACTGTTTCCAACGTCGTTGTTTTGGCCCCGCGAAACCCAAACCGGGTATGTTTACGAATGAGAGTGGGAACAGAAACAGAATTGTTGTTGAGAGAAACAGAATGGACAGGCGAATTCATTTCGTATTGATAGGATGGATGATAAGGAATCCTGGCTTTGAAAAAGGTGACATGTCCGTCGGGTGTTTGGTATGAAAAACGCAGCATGAAATGTTTTCGCGCTGTGTTTTTAATTTGTTTAGAACATGGACCATCTTTTTTCTACGCGTCCGCGTCCGAGGAGGGGTTCATAGGGTCGTGGTCCGTTGCGCATATCATACATTTTGGTTTTGGATGTATCTTCTTCGCGTCCGGTAAAAAAGGTAGAAACGTCGAGTTGTCCCCATAGGTCATAGACAGCGTCGGGTAGATAATTCCAGGTGATATTTTGCAAAGAGGCCCATCCTTCGGGAGAATGGGCGATATATTTGTCGAATTCTTTTCGGTTGACGGATTTTTCGAAACCATCCATTACATGTAAAATATCAGGATGTGCAATGGGATAGAAATGGCTGCGGTCGATGGTGATATCCGATGTCTTGTTGACACGGTTGTTGAGACAATTGTCTTCGTATCCCCACCCCCAGAAATTGGGAAAGCCGCCGACGCGTTCAAAATCGCCTCCACAGATACTGACCATACCACCTAGGGCAAAAGTAAACCCATAAAAGTGTTTGACGACGCCGGGAACGGTGCGATAATCAAACATATCCCCCCTGTAGGGCATTGTATCGACGTCATGAAAGACGAGTGTAATTTGTTGGTAGTCATCTGGCCAGGTCGATTTTACCCACAAGAAGCCGATATTTTTCAGGGCACCGCGGTTAAAGGTGCGGGTATCTGTTTGATGAACAACCAAAATTTGGTAGTCATATCCGCAGTCGGCCAAGACAACATCGCGCATGTGGCGACGAAACAATGTCAACTGGTTTTCACGGTCGCGATAAGGCACTATAAATACGACAGAGGGAATCGACGACATACATTGCGTTTATTTATTTTTTAGTAACAAAGCTACGGAGATGGAATAGACCAGGGTGGCAAGAACGATGCCTAAAACGGCGCCTACACCCAATTGTGCCAGAGTATGGTTGCGAAACTGCCATCTTTCGTACAAACAAATGGCACATAGGCTGACCATTCCCCACAAAAAGGGTTGTGTCCAAGACGGACGCAGTGTCCAAACATAAAAGGCCAAGGAAAAAAAGACAGCTTGTGAGTGGCCCGATGGCATACCATAATTATGTTTCCCCGTAAAGCGTTCCGACGCCAAGAAAGGGATGGGTTGGGTGGGTCGCGGGTCTTTCAAAGACCGTTTTAGCACTTGGTTCACCACGGTGCTCACCATGATGGAGACAACAAAGACGACAAAAAAAGGCCCGTCATACAACAAGCAGGCCACCCAGACAAACAAAATGATTTCGGCAAAGAAACCCAAGGCATATACGATTTGCAAATGATTGGATATGGATTGACGTATAGTATCAACGTTCATACACAAAGTCTATATTTTTCAATCAAACCAATTCCACTACAAACAACCGCTTGTTACATACATTACCCAATACCTCCTGTAGGGTATGTTGAGACCGTGTCAAGACCAGGCTAGGCGCCGTCAAGGAAACCCGACAGGTGGAATAGGGGGGCAAAATAGACTGTGATTCCACGAAATCCAATAGCTGGTCCACTGTGTCTTTCCAGTAGAATCGACGCACCAATTTGATAGATGGATGCAAATGGAAGCGAAATGCCAGTTGCAAGCAATGTGTATCGGCGGGGGGTTCGGGGGGGACGCGTTCGGCTTGGCGGTGGCGGTCGTCAAGCCAAGACTGTAGTGATGCGGCTTCCCAGGCCTGTTTTTCCAGGGCGTCGATTTCGCGTTGTGCATCTTCGAGGACGCAAGCTTCGTAGTCGCGGTTTTGTTCGTCGGTCAAGTCGCGAAAAGAGGGTTCTTCCATTTCCATATCCATTTCCATATTTGTATCCATATTCATTTCCATATCCATGTTCATGATGCCATATGGAAAGAAAGAAAGAAAATTTTCAATTTGCTTGACATTTTATTGCTTGACATTTTATTGCTTGACATTTTATTGCTTGACAATTATTTTTATTGTTCTATTATAAATGAATCAGAATTTGCAAGGACAAAAAGCGAGTGACATAATTAGAGAAAAGAACTTTGTTACAGAAGTAAGAGAAGATATAAATCATTTCGAAAAAAAATATTCAGATGAAAATATTACAAATATTTCGACTTTGGAAGCTGCCAATGATTTTTTGATTTTGCATCGTTTTTTAGAAACCTCTCAAAATCAGGATTTCGTAAATTCTATAGGTAGTGTCTCTTACATGAACACACTATCTGTATTAATAGATAAAATAAAAAATAAGTTCCACTTGAACAGTCCAAACCAAGAGAGTGTAGACGTTGCATCGAAAAAAATAATTGACAAAATCATAAAAAAAATTCCAGGATACAAAAAGAACAAGGATTTGTTGGATATTGTAAGCATACTTCCCTTGAAAGAAAGAGAATCATATTTGGAAATGATAACTGGCAAAAAACAAAAAAATGCTGTGCGTTTGGATGCTTTTATATCGGAATGGATGGAAGCTGATTTTACAAAACAAAATGAGAATATGATACCAACATACCTGCAATATTTGGATGACAATACTGTACCACAGGCCACGAAAGATTTACTTACTGAAAATTTGAAACGAGGACCCTCCGCAGCAAGTGAATTCAATACGCATGACTTCTCTACTGTTACAAATGAAAGAAGAAGGTTTGGACAAAATAAATATATGAATTTGCCACCTGCATCTCCTTTCAGACCTGTTACCAAAATGTTACCGGCTTCTATGAAACTGTTTGGAAGAAATCCATCCAAGAAGCAATCTGCGCAAGAAATAATGAGTCCAGAAGATTTCTTGACGATTCTACGAACGATTGAAATAAACAAAAGAGATATTTTTTGGAACAAACATTACGAAAACATACTGAGTACTATAATACCAGAAGACCAATCGTATTTCATATCTGCAGCAAAAAAAGCGAAAGAAGGTCCGACTGTAGGAGGCAAGAAAAAAAAAACGAAAAAACGAAAAACAAAAACATCATGAAAACAATAACAAACCGTTTTGTAATCATCTTTACAGAAAGGATGTTTACAAAACCCAAATGGGTCTATCAAATGGGTACACGGGGTTGATTGGGCCCCATGACTTGCTCTAAGGAGCGAAATATTTGTTGTGCTTTTTGGCATGCCTCTATCAACATCTTTTTCAACACCAATTCCGACCCCTCAGTTCCTGTTCGCAGCGCCACACGCAATACCGCTTCTTTGTTGTGAGGATGAAACTTGGCAAATCCGACAAACCGTGCCTTGTCGTAACCATCGTCCAACAACACGTGGTCCAAAATGTACCCCACACTGTACAAATCATGACACTGGTCCTCTTCATCGACACCCATTGTTCGCAAACGCGCCGCCGCATTCGTCGGTGTCAACACTATGTCCAATGCATTCTCCATAGAAGACGGTGGATGCAATGAGGCATATTTGACTTGTGAACTAGGCACCATGACAACCCTATCTTTCTCTACTTCCTCCTGTAGGGTCGTAAATCGATGCACCAGAGTGCGGCAAGCTCGTGCCACCAAATCGGCATTGTCGTAGATACCCAACGAACGCACCACGAAATCGAAACTGCGTGGTACAAAATAGCGGTACTTGTCCAACGCATGAAAATCCCTGCGTTTCAAGGCAATGAGTTCTCCTGTGGCCCCGTCCTCTTTCATCTTTTCTTCGATACGGTGCCATACTTCTTGTGCCTTGACCGAATCCACCGTATTGTGAAACGCACATTTCGACACCACGGAATAGCAACTGTTTTCATCTGCCTTGTGGACACCGAATTGCGCCTTGAATTTGATGCGTTCACCCTGTATGGTTTCTCCTTTGCCAGGCAAGAGACGCATCAAGTCGATGAAATAGAATTGCTGGTACGGTTTGAATATTTGATGGACTTCGGTGGGAGACATATACTGTCCGTTTGTTCGATTCTTGACTTGGAAATGCTCCGTCGTCACATATATTTTTTCGCCGGTTTGGTTCGATACATCCACCTCGACAACATGTTCCTCACAGAACTGCGCCATATCTTTGTCAGACAAGGTCAAATGCACCGGTACACAACGAAGACGTTCTTTGATAATTTCGTTGTGAAATTGCGTCGACGTGTTTTCCTCAATGATAATGTTGTCCAAGGCAATGCGGTCAATTTGTGACAAAATGGTTCGTCGCAAGGCATTGGCAAAACAAACGTCGACACCCTGCAACGTGAAATACAAATCATCCTTTTCATTGACGACTTTGACAACAGACATTTTCCTTCTTGATTGTATTATTCTATACTCTTGTCCTTATTTCAATTTTCAAGAGACAGGAAATGTTTGCTCAATCGCGTGTGATGGAGCCGCCACGTACCCAGCCTTGGAGGGCGGCTTCTTCGACGGTATAGCGACTGTCGTCGACATGTTGTTGCATGGTGGTATCGACAGGGTGGATGGAGAGTGGTAAAAAGGAGGCTTCCATGATGGTGCCTACGCTTTTCAATTGGTTGGTATTTTCACCCTGTAAAAGTTGGGATTCGAGGACAGGGGGACAGAAACCGCGTCCCATGTAGGGGACAGTGACAAAGGGTCGTTGGAACAATTGAATTTTTTCTAAAGGACGTTCTTGCTGTTTTTGGATGTTGAGAGTACTGTCGAAATCGACGACTTCACCATTCAGTCCATCACCCTGGGCGAGGCCAGTATACATAATACTTGGTTGGGAAGTGGCAAAATCAACGTGTTGAGAAGAGGGTGAACCGAGAGAATAATTGGAGAGCATATAGTTTGCATAGCGTTGGTTGTCCAAGTTTTGAACAGTGGTGTCGATATTGTCATCGCGTCCTAGATTTTGAAAAGGAGTGCCTTGGTACATGCCTATTTTGGTATATAGGGATACAATAATATCGGAAAATACATTGACAAAAACAATGGTGCAATACAAACAAAATCACCCCTGTCAGGTATTTCATGAAACGGTTACAAAAAGTTTGACAAAAACAGTTACGATAACAAAATCATCACCCCTGTCAGGTATTTCATGAAACGGTTACAAAAAGTTTTATGAAATGATTAGAAAAGTTTGAAATGTTATTGAACAAAGTTTTAAAAAAACCTTACAGAGGGTTGTTGTTTTTTCAAAAAGCATTACTATACACGTTTGTTTCTAAGCTTTTTTGCTGGCAGTATACCATTTTATTTGCCCTAACATAACACCCTCTGTAAGGCGTTGAAAGCTGAATTCACAAAACTCACACATACCACCCTCTGTAAGGCGTTGAAAGCTGAATTCACAAAACTCACACATACCACCCTCTGTAAGGCGTTGAAAGCTGGTTTCACAAATCTCACATATACCACCCTGTAAGGCGTTGAAAGCTGGTTTCACAAAACTCACATACACCACCCTGTAAGACGTTGAAAGCTGGTTTCATAAAGAAGTGTATACATCGCTCGCTTCGCTCGCGAGACCAAAGGTCGAGCGATTCTAGATAGGGAGGTTTTGAAGGAACCGTGGTTCCTTCATAGGGAGGTTTTGAAGGAACCTACGGTTCCTTCATTCATTAGTAGTTATTGTAGTGTGTGGCTGCATTGTTGCGTGCACAGGCAAACAGATTGCCTTCTTTGCAGCTAATCATGGAGCCATAACAAAATTCGGCAAAGGATTGTTGGTCGTTGGGTATGGTAGTACCGGGGTTACTATAAAAGGGTTGCAAGGATTGTTCAAATTCGTATTGGTCGCCTAAATGTTGCAACAAACGTTTATCAATGTCTGGAAAATTGGGATGACTTTGTATGAGTACATCTTTGGCGGCTTGAAGGATATCTGCTTGTGTTTTGACGTTATCGATAGGGGGTGCTGGAGGTTTATCGGGTTTGTTTTGTATGTCTGAATTGAGAACGTTGCAAAAGGGGTTGAGTGGTGTGGGTCGGTCAAAGGTGATTTCGGGTGGATGTTTGCGAAGTTCTTCGAGCAAGGCGGATTCGGACGAGGGGTTTTCAAAGGATTCGCGTTGTCGTTTGATTTGCATCAAATAGTGATATACAAAAATAAAAAAGACGGTAAGTAAGCCGACTAAAACGACAGACAAGCGTCCGGTGGCGATGAATCCAAACAGGGTCAATAAAATGGCGGAACGAGTAATGGCATTTAGATTTTCATTCTCGGTCGAACTCGGTACTGGAAACAATTGCCAAGTTTGAAACAAAACATTGGGGTCTTCTGTCCAAAAAGGGACAACCCACTTTCTTTTGATGACATCTACATGGTTTATTGTCGATTCGATTTCAGACATTGTTATATATACGTCGCCTTTTTTTACAACGATGGACGGCCGCCTCGGATAATGGGAATATCGTCGTCGTCGTCGGCAAACAAAACGTCGCGAAATTTTGCAATGAAATCGTCCTCCAATACCACATCCTGTGTGAAAAAATCAATACGCTGTTGTACCGTCATCGGACGACCCGTCAACAAACTTCGTCCTGTTAACATGGTAATGAGGAAGAAAAGAGTATAAATACCGCATTCTGTATTGTTCTTTTGGTGTTGGACTTCGTTTTCGATAATGGGTTTGGTTTTGAGGTCGGATGAGGGTTTCATGAGGAAGCGTTTTTTGAGACGTGTTTCTGCTTGTTTTTGGATTTCGGCCATAAGTTTTTTGACTTCGGGGGGTGGGTCGTTGCCGACGCTATCGAAAAAGAGGAGAAAGGGGTGGGGTCCGAGGTCGACAAAGAGGCTAATCCAGTGTTCGCCATCTTCGTTGTCCTTGTCAGTATTGAATACGATGCCAATTTTGGTTTTTTTAGGCGAGTTTCCACGGAATCCGTCGAAACCGGTATAGTGTTTGTTGTCGTGAATATGGTCCAGTTTCAATTGACACAACGAGTCTTCGACACAACGGCCATGACGTTTGTCATAAATATTGATGGGTGTGGGTCCCAAAAGCACGAAATCCGAAGGTTTGGTTTCATCTTCGTCGACCCATTCGTAGTCGCTAAGAACGGCTTCAATATCAAAATTGCTCAGCCAAGCATGTGGATTCTTTTTCCATTCGTCTGGTTGTTCCGGTTTTAAATTGTTGAAAATACGTTGGTAACGCGCCTCGGTCAATCCCGCTTTTTTCAACCAACAACGCTCTTTGCCTCGTGGACACAATTTACCAAAATGGGCACGCAATTGATGATAAATACCATGAGAATCATTGGCCGTCAAGATAATACGGTGATTGCGTTCATTGACTGCCTTTTTGATTTCTTGAATGTCTTCGACAGAAAAACAACTACCGGGCTCCACCTTGGCACCCTTGTTGTTAGGTGCACACTGGTTTGCCGGAATAGGAACAGGTGTCGCCTTGTTCAAACGTATCTTGGGCTGCGCCCTTCCACCGACATGTTTTCTTGTCTTTTTTGTATGGAATCGACGCCGTCTGTAGGTCGTCGGTATTTTTCTTGTCATCACCTCTTGTCATACCACAAGAAAATGTATTGTCCCCTACAAAATATATTGTCCCCTACAAAATCCCCTGTAAGGCGTTTATAAAATATAAAACAATCTAAAAAGAAGGGGATAAATAAAAACAAACAAATGTCGCATTCAATTGTCATTAAACCGAATGTTTTCGAGTACGTTTCGCAGCCTTTTTCGACATTGTGGCATCAATTGAATGAATTTGTGTGGCCATCGTTGCAGCAAAAATACGAACGAAATATCCATACCGAAGCCGTCGAGGTGGTGCGTTTGTTGAAGAGATTGGCCAATAACTTGGACCCAGAGGGACCGGAAGCCAGGAAACATATTATGGAAATATACGAATACGCGGCGTTGTCCTTGGTATTAATAGAAGAACAAGAAGCAAAGGAAGAACAAGAAGAAGAACAAGAAGAAGAACAAGAAGCAAAGGAAGAACAAGAAGAAGAACAAGAAGCAAAGGAAGAACAAGAAGAAGAGTTGAACGTACAAAGTTGTTGCATCATGTAAAAATACAAGGTCCATGACCAATACAAGGTTCATGACCAATACAAGATAAAATAAATGTCTATACAAAGAAAGATGTCGTCGAATTGGTGGATTCACGTAGCCGTGCCGATTGTGGCGGCTGGATTGACGAATGCCTATATTTATTCCACGGGTTTCAAGATGGAATCGTACAAATACTCTTTGTTGGGTCGTGCAGCTTCGCCTTGGTTGCCACCGGGCGCCGTCATTGGCACTATTTGGTTTCTACTGTTTGGCGTCTTTGGCTATTTACATTTTCTGTTGTATCGTCGACATGGCAACCGTTTAACAAATAGCAATGTCGCATTGTGGGTATTGGTGGGATATTGTTTGTTGTATCCGTTTGCCACACAATTGAACCCCAGTGCCGGCCTGTTGATGAATTTAGGTGCTTTGGAATTGGGATTTTTGACGGCTGGCTTCATTGCTTACACGGAGCGATGGAGAGACACGCTCTGGTTTATTCCATATTTGTTGTGGACCACCTATGTCAATGTGGTTTTTAATATTGCTTGTTCGAAAGTGAAATAAATAATAAAAATAAAGAAATAAAAGAATTGTTTTTTTCTATTCCGAAAAAAAACAATTCACAACCCCCTGTAGGGCCTTTTACAAACCGTTTCCAGAAAATCCTTACAGGGATGGTTTGTGAGGCCGTAGGCCGAACAATGTAAACACCGTTTGTACAACTCGGCTTCTCCACAATACAACCCCCTGTAAGGCCTTTTATAAGCAGTTCAAAACGAAGCGAAAAACCGTTTCCAGAAAATCCTTACAGGGATGGTTTGTAGGCGGCGAAGCCGCCATAGGAAATACGGTTTGTACAATGCGGCTTCTCCGTAATACAACCCCCTGTAGGGCCTTTTATAAGCAGCTTACAAGCAGTTCACAAACCGTTTCAAGAAATTCCTTACAGGGATGGTTTGCGTATGTTTTTGTTCAAATGTTTCTGGTAACGAGAAATCGATAAAAGTGAGCGGGAATGGGTTGAACAAATACCAAGGATTTGCTTTTGAAAGTCTGTGCCACGTCGAGAAAACAGGTATTGCTGTATTCAATGAGTGCATCGACTTCATCTAGAATGGCCATCATTTCGTGTTCTTCGTCTTGATAGTGGTTGAGGGCGCGGTAAACAATGTCGGTGGTTGATTGGACATACATGGCCAAAATATCGCAAATTTCACGTTTTTTCTCGTTTCGTTTGTGGCGGCGTTGCACCTGCACTCGAAATTCTTGGTCCGTCAAGTGACGACGCAAATACTGGATACGCAAATCCTGACATGACACCACTGCATCGACACGGTAGCGAGGAATCTCCACGTCCCTCACATGTATCGTCGCCCCCACCAAACGCAGCATTCTCACATAAATTTCCCTTTGTAAGGTGTGTGGAATCATACGTCCATTCAGTTCGCGACCACATTGAATATCCAGTGGATTACGTGCAATTCCCCCTTCTTGTCTACGTAACCATTCATAGTAATGCGGGTTGTGCACATTTGTTTGAATCTGGCCACTGCGCCAGCTGAAGGCGGTATGGCATTGCGTGCACCACATTTGGTCACAGCCGTCGATTTTGAAAATGGCGACGGTACACTTGGGACACATTTTCGTGTCGGCCTTGAGCAAACGCGCCGTTTCGACGTCTTCTTGTTTGCATACATGACCGCCTTCCTCTACAGGATGTCCCTCTCCTCTTATGTCTTCTTGTTCTTCATCTTGTTCTTCATTTTGTTCTTCATCTTGTTCTTCATTTTGTTCTTCATCATCTGATAAACCACCCTGTAGGGCTTTCACGACGTGGCAGTGACGACAGGTACGTTTTTGACACAATCCGCATTTCCATGCGGTGGACAAGAATCCGCGGCAGTCGGGGTCGCCACATCGACGTACAAATTGGCGACGGTTGGTATCGTCGTCTTCCCGGTGGAGAGTCCCCATAGCAATTTGCCGTTGTAGCAAATTTCGGTGGGTCATGAGTTGATGAATGGTGCGTTGGAGTTCGTTGACTTCCTGTATCAAACGTTCCTGCTCTTTCATTTGTTCTATCACGACTTGGGTGGCGGGCATTAAAGCCTGCTCTGTTTCAAAGAGGACACGCTCCCTGTGTTCTTTGTAGGGACCACTTAAGAAAGTGTGTGTCATAGTTTCCGACAGGAATTTGCGGGTCCATGGCTTGCCACATTCGGGGTTCATACACTGGGCCTCTGTCGTTTCACACAAAAAACGTTGACAACAATGTCGACAAGCCTCGAATTCACAAAAATTACATCGAACCAGCAACCTTGTTGACTTGTTCGTTGCCTCGGCACAAATAATACATGTTTCGAGTTTCTTTTTCGAAACTTTTTTGACCCGTAAGACCGTTTCATCACGTAAGACCGTTTCATCACGTAAGACATTGGTATCCATATCTTTCTCTTACAGTTACCACAAATTGGTTTAAGCGGTTTTACGTCTCGTTCCTTGCGTTGAAGACCTTTTTGTAGCCGTTTTTCGTTTCTTTTCTGTAACTGGTTCACCAAGAAATGGCTCTTGCAATTCTGATTCTGCCACAGGCTGATTTAATTCTGCCACAGGCTGATTTAATTCTGCCACAGGCTGATTTGATTCTGCCACAGGCTGATTTAATTCTGCCACAGGCTGATTTGATTCTACCATAGACTCTACCGTTTTAACACGTTTTTTATAAGGTCCTCTTTTTTTCTTGGCAGCAGGTTCCATTACGGGTTCCATGACGGGTTCCATAGTGGTTTCTGACAACCTAACCGGTGTTTGAGACAACCTAACAGGGGTGGATGGTACAATCGGTGTATTGGCAAAATTCACATTCCCTGTGGGGGATGACAGAGAAGAGGGGACAGGTCGATTGGAGTGGACAGCAGCATTGGTTAAATCAGTAAGGCTTGCGTTGTTTACGTTGCTTGCGTTGCTTGCGTTGTTTACGTTGTTTGACAGTGACAAAGACATTTTTCGTTTGCGTCTGGATTTGTTGCGTGGTTGGCACTCGGTGGGATTGACATATTTTCGGAAGGACATGCGACGTTGATTGGCTTTGACTTTGATGTTGGCCACGGTTTCCGAAAAAATACGTCGAAAGGTGTCGTCGAGTCCATCTGTCATGGCTTGACGCAAGGCTTCGTGGGCTGCGTTCACCATCGCTACAGCTTCTTCGGGGTGTGCATTGTAGTATTGAACACGTTCCACCAGGGTGTCATGAAGGGAGGCGTCATTGGGGACCAAAACATAATGGACGCCGGGTTTCAGAACGGAATCCAACCACCCCCTGTAGGGACTGTCGACGCGGAGCACCAATGAATCCGACAACAAGGAGGCTGTAAGTCGGTAGGCCAAAACATTGCCGTCGATATGTAAGCGAAAACGGTACTTGTTTTGCTCTTCTGAGTTCATGAATCCAACAGTGAGCAATCCTTGTTCATTGACGGTGCCCAGGCCATGTACGGGGTCGACACGCAAGGATTCGGTGATGACAGGTGCACCGGCTGGTTTATCAGGCAGGACGATGCCTGCATCGATGTGTTTGGCAAAGGTGCGGTCTCGTTGTGTCCAGCCGGCTACGCGCATACGGACGTTGGTATCTTCTTTTCGACCACATCCTGTAGGGCTTCCACGAAAGAGGGCTTTGCCTTGTTTTTTCAACCAGGAATCGACGGTCAGGGTACTAGGAGTCATGGACCAATCCAATGCTAAATCATCGTAGGTAGGAATAGTGACGTCGTTATGATTTATGCTACCAGAGGAGCTTAAGATGGGAAGAAAATATCGGTTTCTGTAGTTTTCACTGAGGGAGGTACCTGGTATGGGAAAGGGAAAGTCATTGTTGCGAGGTACCAAGACGGTGTCACTGAGATTGAGGACAAAGACGCCGGGGGGGAGGCCATTGAGTCGTGACAAAAGTTCGAAATATTCATCGGAAAAACGTTTGTCAGATTGGGGGGACAATGTTTTGAGAATACACTGCATGACGCGGAAAGGTTTTTTGGGGGCCACACTATTTTTAAACGCGGTCAAGAAAACAGGTGCAGTGGTGGTAGGTACGACTTTGTAAAAGTGAGTGGGTACGCCATCGGTGCCGACACACAAGAGGTAAAAGGGGACATGTAGATACTCGACGAGGTAATTCAGGGTGCGCCGCAATGATTCTTTGGATATTTCCCAGGGTTTCGATTTAGAAATACCTGCTGCAATGAAGGATTCGGTTTTTTTGTACAAGGACTCAATAGTGAGATTGGGAAAAGGTCCAACTTGAATAATTTCCTTTTGCATAACAATGGCCTCTTTAGAATAACCCTATACATTTCCATGTAAAAATTCTATACAAAGAGTATAAAGAAATGGCTTCCAGTTCGTATGTTCCGTTGGGTGTGTCAATACAATCATCGCCTTATTTAGACCCATTGGGTATTTTTGGTCCTTTGGGTAAGAATTATTGTTTGATTTTCTATGTGTTTTCTGCGTTTTTCTTCTTTTGGTTTTTGGTGTCGGTTATCGGTATCGTCCGAGAAATCTTTGCCAAACAAAAGAATCTGTTTTTGATGATTGTGTTGGCTGTCTACAATTTCATTTTCTACTTGCAACAACGTGCTTTGTACAATATGTGCATCCGCTCTGTTGCCTAGAAAGAAACATGCAAAAAAAATATAAAAAAAGAAAAACAAATGCTTTTTCTTTTTTTTTTTTATCATTTCCACAACCCCCCTGTAAGGTATTTCTCTAGCTGTCGTATTCAAGGTCTCTCGTTTTGCAAAACAATACACGACACCCATCACATCCCCCCTGTAAGGTATTTCTCTAGCTGTCGTATTCAAGGTCTCTCGTTTGTTTTCGATGTGGTAAAATAGACAAGAATGACAAGAATATGGAGGGGTTTAATATTTTGTACTACAGTCGGTTTTGTCCACATTCCAACAAAGTGATTGAATACTTGGCCAAAAACAACATTACATCGGAATTAAACTGTATTTGCATTGACCGTCGTACTCAATCAGAAACCGGTCAAGTGATGGTTCAATTGGAAAACGGCAAACAAGAACCTTTGCCGCCTATGATTGACCGTGTTCCTGCCTTGCTCCTCGTCAAGGAAAAATACCAAATTCGCTTTGGTGGTGAAATTATCGAACATTACAAATCAAAAGTGAAACAAGAGAACAACGAAGCCACACAAGGCAACGAAGGCGAACCCCTCGCCTTTCAATCCAATGCCTTTTCTAGCAATTTTTCGTCGTACTGATGAAGGAACATATGGTTCTACAGCAGCCGTAGGCTGCCAAAGCTAGTGGCCTTATCAGCAGACTTCAAAACCTCCCTATCTAGAACAGCTTGCGTCAAAAATACAAGGACTTAGAGGTATGCGGTGACAAAGTATTATTCAACTTTTCTCTGTGAAAAAATTGAATGCTGAGCATGTCATCTGAAACAATCCATCCAACCATGTCAATGTCTTGTTCTGCTGCCACTCCTACCAAACGTCGAGTCAAGTCCAAAGAGTCTGTCAAAAAAGAAAAAGAGTCTGAAATTGTACCAAAGGTCGATACATCTGTACCAAAGGTCGATACATCTGTACCAAAGGTGGTGGAAGAGATGAAGAGGGAAGAGGTGAAGAGGGAGGATGTTGAGAGGAGTTGTTTGTATGATGTGTTGGATGATTATGATGAAAAGGTGTACAAGTTAATCGAGTCATATTTCGAGGGAAATCACACGGAAAGGTTGGTGAGGCATCAGTTGGAGTCGTACAATGACTTTGTGTGTATTCAGTTGCAAAAGACGATACAGATGTTCAATCCGGTGCGTATTCGTTCGGAGAATGATTTTGTCAAGGAGACGGGTCAATATATTTTGGAGATTGTGATTGCGTTTGAGAATGTCAAGTTGCATCCGCCGACGATTCATGAGAACAATGGTGCGACAAAGCGTATGATGCCACAAGAGGCCAAAATTCGCAACATTACGTATGCGAGTAATATGACGGTGGATTTGGATGTGCAGTATGTGGTGAGAAATACGGACAACATGGATGAGCCGCAGGTGCATCGCAGGGTGATTCCGTCGATTTCGATTGGAAAGATGCCGATTATGTTAAAAAGTTGTATTTGTGAGTTGTCGAATCATCGTCAGCACCGTGATTCGACGGGGGAGTGTAAGATGGATTGTGGTGGGTATTTCATTATCAAGGGTTCGGAGAAGACAGTATTGGGTCAAGAGAGGACGGCGGAGAACAAGATATATTGTTTCGATGGAAAGAATACGACGAAATGGTCATGGATTGCGGAAATCAAATCGGTGCCGGATTACAAATGTATTTCGCCCAAACAAATCGAAATGATGATTTCCAACAAATCGAATGGATTCGGTCAAGGTATTTTCGTGCATATTCCACGTGTCAAGGCGCCCATTGAACTCTTTGTAGTGTTTCGAGCGTTGGGAATACTATCAGACAAGGACATTTGTAGTCATATTGTGTTGGCAGTGGAAGATGAATCGACGCGTTCGATGATGGATTTCTTGGTGGGTTCGATGATGGATGCCAACAAGTATATGACCCAAGAGGAGGCGTTCAATCATATTGTAGCGAATGTGTCGTATGTGCCGATGAACATGGACAAGGAGACGGGTGCCAAGAGGAAGCGAGAATTCACACAAGAAGTATTGAACAATGATTTGTTTCCGCATTGTACAACGGCCACGCAAAAGGTGTTTCTGTTGGGATACATGGCCAACAAATTGATTGCCACGAGTTTTGGTTGGATTACACAAGATGACCGCGATTCGTATTTGAACAAGCGTATTGAGTTGACAGGTACTCTTCTCAACAATTTGTTTCGCAATTATTTCAACAAATTGGTCAAGGAAATGCAGAAACTGGTGTTGCGAGAAGTGAATACGTCATCCTGGCGTTCGACACAAGAATACGTCGACATCATCAACATGACCAACATATACAAGATTGTCAAACCAGCCACCATCGAAAATGGAATCAATCGAGCGTTGGCCACCGGCGATTTCAGCATCAAACAAATGAATTCGACCAAAGTCGGTGTGGCTCAAGTACTCAATCGTTTGACCTACCCTGCCACTCTGTCACATATGCGCCGTATCAACACCCCTCTAGAGAAATGTGGCGAGCTGATTCCGCCGCGCAAGTTGCACAATACGACATGGGGGTTTCTCTGTCCAGTAGAGACGCCGGAAGGTCAGTCGATTGGTGTGGTAAAGAACATTGCATACATGACACACATAACAATTCCATGTCACAGCGCGGGGTTGTACCAATTCGTGGACCCCTTTTTGGACATACGTTTGACGCAAGCCTTACAGGGTGGTGATATTCAAAGGATGTACAGGCGTGTCAAGGTCTTTGTGAATGGGTGTTGGTTGGGAACGACGGAGCGGCCAGTTGCTTTGTATCAGGATATGAAGGACAAGAAAAACCGGGGTATCATTTCGATTTATACATCGATTGTGTGGAATTTCAAGAGGATGGAAATATGTATTTGCTCAGACGCGGGGCGACTGGTCCGACCCCTGTTGCGTGTGCGAGACAATCGTTTGCTGTTGACCAACGAAGTATTGGACCGTTTGTCGAACCCGCATCGACCGGATTCCCTCTTGTGGAACGATTTGTTGGTGGAGGGCACCTTGGACGAGTCAGTTCTCGAGTACATTGACCCGGAGGAACAGAATGGAGCCATGGTGGCGATGCGTTCAAAACAGAATTTGGACTTGTCGGACCCTTTGCGCAAAAGGTATACACATGCCGAGATACATCCGAGTACCATTTTCGGTATATTGGCGTCATGCATACCATTTCCTGAGCATAACCAGGCGCCACGAAACACATACCAGACAGCCATGGGCAAACAGGCAATGGGTATTTACGCGACGAATTATGACAAGCGGATGGACAAGACGGGGTATATTTTGACATATCCGTCGAGGCCGTTGGTGGAGACGCGTTTGATGAATTTCATTGAGTTGAATCGAACACCATCTGGCTGTCAAATTCATGTGGCGATTATGACGCACACGGGTTACAACCAGGAGGATTCGGTGCTTATCAACAAGGGTTCGATTGACCGTGGTTTGTTCTTGGCGACGATTTTCCATACGGAAAAGGACGAGGACAAGAATTTGGTGCGCGACGAAATCATTCGATGCAAACCGGACAAGACACGCACCAAGGGAATGAAATTCGGCAATTACGACAAGTTGGACAACAAGGGTTTCATTCCACGCAATACACTCGTCGAAAACCGCGATGTCATCATCGCCAAAATGACGCCCATCAAAGAAAACCGCAATGACCCCACCAAAGTCATCAAATACGAAGACCAATCCAAAGTCTTTCGCACCACAGAGGAAACTTATGTTGACAAAAACATCACCGGTCGCAACGGCGAAGGCTACAATTTCGCCAAAGTACGCACCCGCACACTACGCTCCCCCGTCATTGGCGACAAGTTTGCCTCCCGCGCCGGACAAAAAGGCACACTCGGCAACATCATTCCCGAATGCGATATGCCCTATACCACATCCGGCATGAAACCTGACCTCATTCTGAACCCTCATGCCATTCCCAGTCGTATGACCATTGCCCAACTCAAAGAAACACTGCTCGGCAAGGTTTTGGTGGAATTAGGCATGTTTGGCGACGGCACAGCCTTTAACGATTTCAGCATCGAAACCATTTGCCAGCATTTGTCTGAGTTAGGCTACGAAAGTTGCGGCAACGAAATCATGTACAATGGCATGACCGGCGAACAACTCGAAACCTCTGTCTTTATCGGCCCCGTCTTCTATCAACGTCTCAAACACATGGTTCTCGACAAACAACACAGCCGCTCCATCGGCCCTATGGTGTCCCTCACACGTCAACCGGCCGAAGGCCGGTGCAGAGATGGCGGGTTCCGCATCGGTGAAATGGAACGTGACGTCATGATTGCCCACGGTATGTCACAACTGACACGCGAACGACTTTACGATGTCTCCGACAAATACTCCGTATGGGTATGCAAAAGTTGTGGCCTCGTAGCCGCCTACAACGACGGCACTATGAAAACACCCGACTGCCTCGAAGGATTCACCGTACATCATTGCCGCACCTGCAACAACCGCACAGAATTCGCACAGGTCGAAGTTCCTTATACCTACAAGTTGCTGTCACAAGAACTACAAACCATCAACGTCGTTCCTCGTTTCGTTGTACAACCCATTTAACCACATCATTTAACCCCCTGTAAGGCCTTTTTAATCACGTCTTACAGAGGGAAATAGATGGGCGGCGAAGCCGCCTTGTAACAACACAAAACAACCCCCCTGTAAGGACTTTTTAATCACGTCTTACAGAGGGAAATAGATGGGCGGCGAAGCCGCCTTGTTACAACACAATACAACCCCTGTAAGGCCTTTTTAATCACGTCTTACAGAGGGAAATAGATGGGCGGCGAAGCCGCCTTGTAACAACACAATACAACCCCCCTGTAAGGACTTTTTTTAACTGCATTCAATAAAAGAATTCATATTTTACGGAATATATCTCATAAAATATGAAATTAGGGTGACTTTATTTTGTCTATGATTTTTAGTTTTTCCAAAGCATATTGACCACAGGGGCCACAGTGGTCTTCGTTGGACAAATCTATTTTGTGGTTTGTTTGCTTATGACATGTTTCGATTTTCCATCTACCTAGAGGTTGCATTTTACCAAGAGGTTGCATTTTACCAAGAGGTTGCCATCTACCAACAGGTTTGGGAAATATATATTTCATCATTTTTATTACAAATTTCATTTTTCTCTACTCTCTGTTTTCTTTTACACTTTTTTTTAAAATTTACGCCGCGTCGGTTGAAACACCAACAAATCGGTGCATCGCGTCGTCGTCGGGAATTCATTGACACCAAACACATCCTGCAATAGTAACCACTCAAACAATCCTCCCACATACACATACACCCGGCGAAAACCTACTTCATGCAGTTCATCCACTTTTTTGTCAACCGAATCGTCACAACTGTGGGCACCATACACAACAATGAGTTTGTCAGTTTCTTCGTGTTCCAGAAAATCGTTCATAATAGACTCTTCTTCGGCAGCCTGCAAAGAACCCTTGATTAAACACCCCTGTTGGGTTTCTGCAAGAGTATTCAAGATGACGTAATTATTTTGCACAGCGTGTTTCATGTCGGTGAAGCCAATGGTTCGTTTGTTGACTGTTTTGGCAGGTTGCGTCGTCCAAGAAAACATGGAGTATATATGCATATTTTGTCGGTTCTAAATCGACAAAATACAACGTAGTAACGTAACGCTAAACATAAATAGCGTTCAAATATTACATACCTAATTTTTGTATCTTTATTCCATGCTTCGAATCTTCCGACGATTTATTATTATTTGACGATTCAGTCACTCCTCCTTCCATCACTGTCGACAAACCCAATGGCTTCATATTGTGCGACTTATCATCCCCCTGCACCACATGGATTTCAATATTGTTGGCAGGAGATTGCTGCGGCATAAATCCAATACCCCCTGTAGGGTTTCCCAAAGCTTGTGGTTGCAAAAATGCTTGTTCCTGTGGAAATGCTTGTGCCTGTGAAAACGCTTGAGCAACTGGGAGTGCCTTGACTGACAAAATGTCTTCTGCCGTGACGACGCGAATGTCTTGTCCCGGTGGCAAAAATTGCTTGTCTTTTGTTTCAATGGTCATGAACTTGTCACCTGTTTTGACGATTTTCCAAATACGATTGGGCTTTGTCTGGTCTCCACGCAAATAAAAAGCATCTCCTACCATCACATAATCCCCCCTGTAGGGCTCCACAAAACCACTTCCCAATACCGTCTTATCATGGCTAAATTGTACTCCACGACCTCCTCCTCTTTGTTCAGGAACAGGTGTATTTAAAGAAGGATTTGTATTCAAAGAAAGAGGTGTACCCAAAGGAGGATTTGTATCCAAAGAAGGATTTGTATTCAAAGAAGGATTTGTATTCAAAGAAAGAGGTGTACCCAAAGAAGGATTTGTATTCAAAGGAGGGGGAGTACCTTTTGGTGTATACATTTCAAACGGGGGAGGTGAGCCTTCCGGTGTATGTGGACCCCATACTGTAGGAGGGGGAGGTTTGGGTGGACTCAAGTCGGGAGGGGGTGAGCCTTCTGGTGTATGTGGACCCCATACTGTAGGAGAGGTAGGTTTGGGTGGGCTCCAGTCGGGTGGTGGTTCGTTGGGTGAGGGTATAGGCGAATCGATATGTTCAAAGGGTCGTGTGTAGTAGTCTGTATTATCGACCCATTTGGTATTTTCGATGGGTGCGACTTGTCGAAGAGGTATTTTGATTTTTTTCTTATTTTCGGTGGCTTTGTTTTGTATCATGTCTTCAAAGAGTTTGGCGGAGATGGGTTCTGGAAGTCCAGAGAGGGCGGCAATGTTGTCTGTACGGAAGCCCAAGTATTCTTTTTGTGGCAGGGAGTCTTCTGTCAAAATCCGCATGGAAACATTGGCCGCCATCATTTCCTGCACCAACAACTTCATGGAATAAGGAATTTCCACCAAGGAATACAGACGACCGAATCGCGATACTTGCTTTACATATGCCTTGGTCATGGCTTGTGACACCCAAGAGGGGTCAAATTGAAGGGGGCCATCCGCCGCTGGACTCAGCCACAAGGAAATGTCTGGATTGCATACCGCAATCTGGCCCGTGGTTTGGCAAATCGCCACATAATACTTGTCGGCGCGTTCCATCATCGATTCCTTCAAGAAATAAGACATGCCATGGCTGGCCACACTGTCGCGCTCCATTTCACCAATACGAAGACCACCATCGTTGGCACGACCACCTACAGGCTGGCGGGTCAAAACATTGTTTGGTCCGTCGGCGCGGTAATTGATTTTGTCCTTGACCATGTGTTTGAGACGCATGTAATACATGGGACCATAAAAGATGTCGGCCTCGCATTGTTGGCCCGTGAAGCCATTGTACATGATTTCATTACCTGACGAATGGAACCCAGTGGTTCGCAACTCTTCTTGCAAATCGTGCTGCGACAAATTCGACAAATGATGCCCGTATTCTGCAATCTTGTTGCCCCTGACATTGAACGCCGTGCAATCCGAGAATCCACCATACAACACCGAAACCTTGCCCAAAATACATTCCACCAATTGACCAATCGTCATACGACTCGGAATGGCATGCGGGTTGATGATTAAATCGGGCCTCTGACCCGACGCCGTATAAGGCATGTCAGCCTCGTCAATCACCAATCCTACTGTACCCTTTTGACCTGCCCGCCCCGCCAATTTGTCACCAATCTGGGGCTGACGCTCCTCGCGAATCCGGATTTTGATGATGCGGCGACCCTCTTCATCCGACGTCATAAACGCCTTGTCCACCACACCCATTTGTCCCTTTTTCGCACCCTTGGATTGGTCACGCTTCGATGTCGGCTCGTTGCTGTCCGTGGCCGCCATACCAATTAAAATCATTTTGTCGTGCACCACCGTGCCCTCCCTGACCAAACCACGTTCGTCCAAATGAGAATAGTCGTAACCTGGTTTCAAACCCACCACTGTAGGGTCTTTCAAAACATTGAGCGCCACCGTGCGCAAAATACGGTCGGTCGGGTAAGTACTTTTGCCTCGCCCTGCCGACAACCCTTGGCCCCGTCGGATTTCCTCTTCTTCGTGCAATTCGTAGGTGGTATAGTAGGTGGTACGAAACAGACCGCGTTCCAATGCTCCTCGTGATACCAAAATGGAGTCTTCTACGTTGTAGCCAGTATAAGACATGATGGCGACCATGGCATTTTCGCCGTAGGGATGTTCTTCTTGGCAAATATATTGGTAATATCTTGTTTTCACCAAGGGTTTTTGACCATAATTGAGAATCAGACCCGTTTTGTCCAATCGAACGCCATAATTGGAATGAAAAAGGGAAATCGCCTGTTTGGATTGCACACAGGAAAAGGCATTGCGTGCCACAGGATTGTGTTCCATAAAAAGAACCAGAGAAGACATGAGACCATACAAGAGGGACTCGTGAATTTCACAGTGAGTCCATCGAGCATGCTTGCTCTTGTCTGGGTGGAAATAATTCATGCAAATCAACGCATTTTCAGATTCACTGGGGTCAATGTATTCCAACAACGCCTGCTTGGCCACCAACGAGCCTAACTCTGCAACTCCGTATGCCTCTTGCACAGAATACACTTGGTTCGGATTAAATTGGGGCAAACGCCACTCATTGGTTCCCATCATCATTTGCGTCCAAGAAGGCACCTTTTTCACACCCTCTTGGGAAAAACGCAAGCCAACAGGTCCATGCTGTGAGCGACTATTTTTTTGTGATTCTTTTTTGGCATAAAAAATGGGTCGCATCAAACGTCCTCCGTCTGTAAAAACAAAGACGGTACGCAAGGGAATGTCGAATTGAATACTAATACTGTAGGGAACCAAGGCAAGCCGACGATATTGTTTGAAAGTGGCAACCAAGGACAATGGTTCCGGTGTCGAAGCACACCAGTATCCATTGACCAAGACTTTGCACATGCGAGCTAGGTCTTCTGGTGGGAATCGTGTGATATCAAATACCTGGTCTTGGGAACGTATCCAAGAGATAATGACGTCACGCGGAATACCTTGGGACACAATGGTTGGGGTGGACATGGTTTTATGGAGGCCAATATTGGCGCCATCGGGGGTATCGATGGGGTCCAAAAAACCCCAAGAACTGCCGTTCAAGACACGTGGCCCCACCAATTTTACCGATGCGTCCAATGGCAAATTGAGCTTGCGCAAATGAGACTGTGCTGACAAAAACGACAGACGATTCAGGTCTTGCACGATACCCACACGGCGTTCATGACCTTCTCCCCATTGACCTTTAAAAGCACGACGAATGGCTTGGTCCCATTCATGGGGGGCCAACACTTTTTTGTAATGGTTCGCCATGAGGACCGCCAAATCTTGATTCAGTTCTTGTTGGTAATTGTAAATGGTTTCTATGCCCAACCGAATGGCATTTTGTTCTTGTACAAAGGCATGTCGAAACAATTCCGACAATAAAATTCCCGATGTTTCAATACGTTTGTTTTTGTAATTGTCTCGGTCAGTAGGTGCTTCCAATCCCATGGCCACCGACAACAACCGAAATACCATATGCCCCAAAAACAATGCCTTTTCTTGGTAATTCGTCTCACCTACATGCGGAAACAAAAAGTCCATCAATACTTTGTGCACTTGCTTCTCCGTCTTGTGTTTCAATAACAATTTAATGAATTGAATTGCCTGCTGTTGGGTATACACCGACGAGGCATCATGTACCGAAGGCATCAACCAATCCACCATAGCATCGTATTTCGTAACATCCAACAAACAGATTTCCACTATGGCCTTGTCAGACAAGACGCCCAAGGCACGAAACAAAACAAACAATGGGACAGGACTACGCACATTTGGTACTTCGACGACAATGTTGCGGAATTCATAAGAGGTTGTTGGATGCACGATACCCATACGCAAGGTGCGAATCGGTTTCGAAATGTTTTCCGACACGGACCGTATTTCGGCAGTATGACTGTATTTCGGTTGGCCCGGACCCACCTCTTCATCAACAATCAAGTCTTGCTCTTCCACCACTTTCTTTACTAACAAGACATTGTCGGCGAATTTTTCCTGCGATACAATACACTTTTCCTTGCCATCTATGATGAAATATCCACCTGTCTCGTTTTTGCATTCGCCTAGACTTTGTCGCATCTCTTTCGGCAATCCGTGCAACACACAATACTTGGAATTCAACATCATCGGCAACCGACCCAGCAAAACCCGATTCACCCTCTGTGACCTCTTTTGCACACGTCTTCCTGTGATTCCTGTACCTCCTGTCATTTTGGTTTCTTCTTGTTCCTGAATCGTTTCGGCCAATCTGTCCAGAGTTGCATTTTGCTGCGCCACCGATTCACGAAACTCTTGTCGTGTCGGCTGCGAAAACGTGGTTGCCATATGTTCCAACGTATAATCTTCCACCACCTGTTGGGCCTGTTGCTGCGTTCGTTGAAACGTCGCCTGAACCACATTGCCTAATTCTGCCGGTTCAGGATACAAAGTCTCTTGCGGATTCGTAAAAATGTCTTCGTACTCAATGTCCAAATCATAATGCAAACTGGTGCCATATGTCATATTGCGAAGCCGGGCCTCATTCGGAAACATGTAATGCTCACGGTCCTTGTCGTAAATCACCGGCTTACCGAAATAAATACGGTTTCCCTCTTTGCCACCAAAATACAACCGAATTGTATGCTTGTACTCCCTCGTCTCCTCATTGTAAGCCGTCTGCAAAACCACCGGATTTCTTTCTCGAAACGTCTGCTGCACAAAGGAATCCAAGAAATGATTGTAAGAATCTGTATGATGCTGCACATACGCCTTGGGATGACTATGGAAATATTCGTCAATAATTTCCCACACAAAATGATTGTACTCTTTCACATCTTCATCCGGTATTGAGACACTTTTTTCTTCTTTGTCTTGTCTCTCTTGATTGTCTTGTCTCTCTTTATTGTCTTGTCTCTCTTCTTTGTCTTGTCTCTCTTGATTGTCTTGTCTCTCTTGATTGTCTTCCCTGTTCATGAAAAAATATGGCAAAAGAAGCGGAATCTATATAACGTATCCACAGAAATACATACCAAAATAGCTTAGAATAATAAACACATACAATAATTTTATTATTCTATACGGGTAATTTTGACCTCCTCTGAGGTATTTTTAAATTCGTGTCCCCTACCATTATTCTGGGCAACAAATGATAGAAGCGAGCAGGTGCAGTGACATTTTTCAGTTGGTCACAAAGTTCAAAGGCAGTTTCATGAATGTAATTGACAGAATCAGGAATCACAAGTGAAATAAGTCCACTGCATCCAGAAAAGGCTCCCTCTTCAATACGAGTGACGGAAGCAGGAATCTTTATCGATGTCAGTCCACTGCATCCAGCAAAGGCTCCCATTCCAATACTGGTGACTGAGTTGGGAATCACTATGGTTGTGAGTCCACTGCATCCAAAGAAGACTCTCTTTTCAATACGAGTGACGGAACCAGGAATCTTTATCGATGTCAGTCCTATGCATCGAGAGAAGGCACCCTCTTCAATCTGGGTGACAGAATCATGAATCGTGATGGATGTCAATTTAAGGCATCCGAAGAAGGCATAACTTCCAATACTAGTGACTAGGTCAGGAATGACGATGGATGTCAGTCCGCTGCATCCATTGAAAGCACTTCTTCCAATACTGGTAACCGAATCAGGAATCTTTATCGACGTCAACCCAGTGCATCTTTGGAATATTCTATAACCGATAATAATGAATGATTCAGGAATCACTATCGACGTCAGTCCACTACATCCTTCGAAGGCACTCTGAGAAATAATGGTGACTGAATTGGGAATGATTATCGATGTGAGTCCAGTACAATTCATGAAGGCACTATCTCCAATACGAGTGACTGAATTGGGAATGATTATCGATGTGAGTCCAGTACATCCCATGAAGGCTCTATCTCCAATACGAGTGACTGAATTGGGAATGACTATCGATTTGAGTTGTCTGCATTCCATGAAAGCTTCCTGTTCAATATGAGTGACTGAATTTTCTATGATTCCCTCGGTTATAGATTTGAGTTCGTTCTTATTATTATTCATTATATCTTCGTTTATTATCGTAATCTGTTCCGGTATGGTAAACAAGTGACGGAAGCGAGCAGGTGCAATAACTTGTTCTAGTTTATTGAAATTACAGAATTGAAATGCATTTTTACTTATATGAGTGACAGATTCAGGAATGACGATGGATGTCAATCCAAGGCATTGAGAGAAGGCACCCTCTTCAATCTGGATGACTGAGCCAGGAATGACGATGGATGTGAGTCCACTGCATCCAGAAAAGGCTCCCTCTTCAATACTAGTGACTAGGTCAGGAATGACGATGGATGTGAGTCCACTGCATCCAAAGAAGACTCTCTTTTCAATACGAGTGACGGAACCAGGAATCACTACCGATTTTAATCCAGTACAATATTGCAAGGCTTCCTCTCCAATACTAGTGACTGAGCCAGGAATCACTATCGATGTCAGTCCACTGCATCCAAAGAAGACTCCATTTTCAATACGAGTGACTAAATCAGGAATCTTAATCGATGCCAGTCCAATGCAACCAGCGAAGGCATACTCTCCAATACTTGTGACCGATTCAGGAATCACTATCGATGTCAGTCCACTGCATCTCCTGAAGGCTGCATTCCCAATACCGGTGACTGAATCAGGAATCTTTATTGATGTAAGTCCAGTGCATTTTGTGAAGGCATCATGTTCAATGCTGGTCACTGAATTGGGAATGAGTATTGATTTGAGTCCCCTACATCCATGAAAGGTACCTCCTCTAATACTCGTAACTGTATCAGGAATGACTATCGATGTCAGTCCACTGCATCCATAGAAGGCTGCCGCTCCAATACTAGTGACAGAGTTCGGAATCACTATCGATGTGAGTCTACTGCATCCTTGGAAGGCATAATGTTTAATACTAGTGACTGAATTGTCTATGATTCCTTTGGTTATAGATTTGAGTTTTTTAGGATGATAAAATGTATCATTGTATATTATCGTACTGAAGGCATCATTTTTAATACTAGTGACTGAATTGTTTATGATTCCATCGGTTTTTATTTTAGATTTGAGTTTTTTCTCTTTCGTTGGTTGATTGTCTATTATTGTACTGAAGGCATCATTCTTAATACTAGTGACTGAATTGTCTATGATTCCATCGGTATTTATTTCAGATTTGAGATTTTTCTCATTCATTGTTTGATTGTCTATTTCCGTAAATGATTTATTATTATTAGCTATAGTTTTCATTTCAAATTCAATACCAGTAGTATTACCACTCCCTCCCTTTTGTACAATTCTATTGTGCTTTCTTGTCTTTGTCTTTCTAGACTTTCTTCGATTACGTGTTTTCATGATACAATACAATACTATAATATTATTTTTGGTTTATAACAAGTTTTTTACAATTGAAATAAAGTAAAAAGACATAATTTTTCATTTCAATACAAACTGAAAAGGTTCAGTCAGTGAGACTACTCTGGGGAACAAATGATGGAAGCGAACAGGTGCAATGACTTGTTCTAGTAGATTACAGTTTTCAAATGCTCCCTCTCCAATATTGGTGACTGAATCAGGAATGACAAGTGAGATGAGTCCGGTGCATCTAGCGAATGCTACCTCTCCAATACTGATAACAGAATCAGGAATCACTACCGTTGTGAGTACGTTACAATCACAAAAGGCTCCATTACCAATATCAGTGACTGAATCAGGAATGACGATGGATGTCAGTCCACTGCATCTGAAGAAAGCTCCCTCTCCAATACTGGTGACTGAATGAGGAATCACCAACGAGATGAGTCCATGGCATCCACGGAAGGCATAATATCCAATACTAGTGACAGAGTTCGGAATCACTATCGATGTGAGTCTGCTGCAATTATAGAAAGCTCGTCTTCGAATACTGGTGACAGAGTTCGGAATCACTACCGATGTCAGTCCTATGCAATTATAGAAGACTTCTACTCCAATACTGGTGACTGAATCGGGAATGACAATGGATGTCAGTCCACTGCATTCTGAGAATGCTCCGTCTTCAATACTGGTGACTGAATCAGGAATGACGATGGATGTCAGTCCACTGCATTCAAGGAAGGCTCCCATTTCAATATGAGTTACCGAGTCAGGAATGACGACAGATGTCAGTCCAGTACAATGTTGAAAAGCACCATCATCAATTTTTGTAACAGAGTTCGGAATCATGATGGATGTGAGTCCTGTGCATTCACGGAAGGCAAACTGGTTAATGCTGGTGACGGAGTCAGGAATCACTATCGATGTGAGTCCAGTGCATTTAGAGAAAGCTGCCGCTCCAATACTGGTGACTGAATCAGGAATGACTATCGATGTGAGTCCAGTGCATTTAGAGAAAGCTGCCGCTCCAATACTGGTGACTGAATCAGGAATCACTATCGATGTAAGTCCAGTGCATTCAGAGAAAGCTGCCTCTCCAATACGGGTGACTGAATTGGGAATGACTATCGAAATGAGTTGATTGCATCCCATGAAGGTTCTATCTCCAATATGAGTGACTGAATTTTCTATGACTCCGTTGGTTATAGAATTGAGATTGTCCTTATTATTCATTGTATTTTGGTTTATTATCGTTGGTTCAGTAGTATTACTTACAGTCCCTCCCTTTTGTACAATTCTATTGTGTTTTCTTGTCTTTCTCTTTCTTCTGGACTTTCTTCTATTACGTGTTTTCATCATACAATACAATACTATAATATTATTTTTGGTTTATAACAAGTTTTTTACAATTATAATAAAGTAAAAAGACATAATTTTTCATTTCAATAAATACGCAACGGGTTCAGTCAAGGAGGCTACTCTACGGAACAAATGATGGAATCGAGCAGGTGCAATGACTTGGTTCAATTGATTACATTCAAGAAATGCATTTGGTGGAATGTTCATCACGGATTCAGGAATCATTATCGATATGAGTCCACTGCATCCGGAGAAGGCTGCCTCTCCAATGCTAGTGACTGAATCAGGAATCATTATCGATGTCAGTCCACTGCATCCAGAGAAGGCTTCTCTTTCAATGCTAGTGACTGAATCAGGAATCATTATCGATGTCAGTCCACTGCATCCAGAGAAGGCTTCTCTTTCAATACTTGTGACAGAATCAGGAATCATTATCGATGTGAGACTATGGCAAGAATGGAAGGCTGAATCTCCGATACTGGTGACGGAAGCAGGAATCACTATCGATGTGAGACTATGGCATGAATCGAAAGCAAACTGTTCAATACTAGTGACAGAATCAGGAATCACTATCGAAGTCAGTCCACTGCATGCAGCAAAGGCTCCCCATCCAATTATAGTGACTGAATCAGGAATCGTTAATGTTGTCAGTCCACTGCATCCATAGAAGGCTTGTTCGCCAATGCTAGTGACTGAATCAGGAATCACTATGGATGTCAGGCCACTGCATTCATAGAAAGTTCCCCTTCCAATACTGGTGACGGAAGTAGGAATCACTATCGATGTCAGTTCACTGCATCCGTTGAAGGCTCCTTCGCCGATAATTGTGACTGTATTGGGAATGACTATCGATGTCAATCCACTACAATATCTGAAGGCATCCTTTCCAATCATGGTGACTGAATCAGGAATGACTATCGATGTGAGTCGAGTACAATTCATGAAGGCTCTCTCTCCAATACGAAAGACTGAATTGTCTATGACTCCGTTGATTATAGTTTTGAGATTGTCCTTATCATTCATTATATCTTCGTTTATTATCGTTGTTGGTTCAGTAGTATTAAGTCCAGTTCCTCCCTTTTGTACACATCTATTGTGTTTTCTTGTCTTTCTCTTTCTTCTGGACTTTCTTCTATTACGTGTTTTCATCATACAATACAATACTATAATATAATTTTTAACATTTCAAAAACAATCCTACAGGGCGCATATGATTTATTTTGTTAAGTGTTTTAATTGTATTTTTTACAAATACATAGCATACAAAAAAATTATCATATCCCCTGTAAGGTATTTTTGAAAACAGGTTTTAAAAAGGTAGAAGGTAGAAGACACTTTTTTTCATTTCAATAGAAACTGAGAAGGTTCGGTCAAGCTGGCTACTCCGGGGAACAAGTGATGAAAGCGAGCAGGTGCAATCACTTGTTGTAGTTGATTACAGCCATCGAAGGCCACATTTTCAATATAGGTGACTGAATCAGGAATCACTATAGAGGTGAGACCAATACATCCATGAAAGGCTGCAAATCCAATATAGGTGACTGAATCAGGAATCACTATCGAGGTGAGTCCTTTACAGTAATAAAAAGCTTTGTCTCCAATACTCATGACAGAATCAGGAATCACTACCGATGTCAGTCCAGTGCATCCAGCAAAGACAAAATGTCCAATACGGGTGACTGAATCGGGAATCACTACCGATGTCAGTCCACTGCATCTGGCAAAAACATGGTCTTCAATAGTCGTAACTGAGTTCGGAATGATTATCGATGTGAGCCCACTGCATCCATTGAAGGCTCCACGTCCAATAGTAGTGACTGAGTCAGGAATGACTATCGATGTCAGTCCTATGCATCCATAGAAGGCATTATTGTTAATCGTAGTCACTGAGTTCGGAATCAGGACTGTTTTCATTTGTGTACAACCGTTGTATCGATTATCTGGAATTGTGCCATCCGGAAAAGCTGCGACCACGTCTTTTCCACATTGATTCTGTGGCTGAGCCGTTGTAGGTGATTTGCTTTTACGTCCTCTTCTTCTTGTTTTGGTACTGGGACTGGGACTAAGTTTGGGTAAAACGGCAGTGACACCTTTTGAAAAAAACTGTTTAGTGGAACGATTTTTTTTCTTACTAGAATCACTCATTATAATGAAGAAAGATTAAGATTCTTTCATCCTTTGAACAACGGTTATAATATTATTCAATAACAAGTTTATAACAAGTTTATGAAACAGCCCTACAGGGTGTATATGATTTATTTCGTTATTTTGTTTGTATTATTTTTGATTGAGTACAAAGGTGGTCCATAGGAAGGTATACAACACGACGAGCCAGCAGAGATAATGAATAAAGGCGAGAACAAAGAAGCCCCACAGTTGCATGGAGGTGGTTTGTGGGTAATCTTTGATATGTCCGAGTAGGGCGATATTGTAGGTAAAGATGGGGTCTCGGTGGCTGTAGACGACATCTAAGAAAAAAAGAAAGACGATGGCAAGAAAGACGGAGGATGTGAGGACGAGAATATTTAGACTGAGGGGTGTCATGGAAGAATAGTTTGTCCACGTAATATACTATGGACGAGGAAGAAGAAGTAGCCATTGTGACCAAGAAACGTCGCAACACACGTTGTGGTAGCAATGCGGTTGTTGCTACCTCTTCTGACAAACGTTCTGGGCGAAAAGGACGTAAGATAAATGAAAAAGAACTTTTAAAGGAATATGCACAAGAATTGACGAAAGGACTTATCAAAAGTCGTGCCAATACAGTTCACTTGGCCTCTTCCCAAGTAGAGAATTTGTTACAGGAATCATCGGCACAATCCATCAAAGATGCCCTGCCCAAACCAAAGGGTCGAAATCAAGAGGAATATGTAGCGGCATTGAGGAACCCGGAACGAAAAATCGTGTTTGCCACTGGCCCTGCTGGTACTGGTAAAACCATGCTCGCCTGCTCCTACGCCCTCTATCAATTCCTGACAGCGGGTACTTTCAACAAGTTGGTATTTACCCGTCCTATGATTGCGGTGGATGAAGAGATGGGGTTTTTGCCGGGAACATTGGAAGAAAAGATGGCGCCTTGGGTGCGTCCTATGTGGGACGTTCTCTCCTTGGCTTTGAGTCAGCGTGAAATTCAGGCATTGATGGATGAAAAATTCATTGAAATTGTGCCATTGGGTTTCATGCGAGGACGCACCTTTATCAATACATGGGTCATTGCCGATGAAATGCAAAATGCGACGGTGAATCAAATGAAAATGTTGACGACACGTATTGGCACCGGTTCACGTATGGTTATTACAGGGGATTTGGAGCAATGTGATATTGACAAGACGCGTCACCCGGGTTATTTTGGCAATATACAGAATGGATTGGCGGATTTGTTGGACCGGATTCAGGCACAAGGGTGTCCTCCGACGATACAAACATTTTCTTTTGACCGAGAGGATGTACAGAGAGAAACGGTAGTCAAAGACATTTTGAAACTGTATGCATAAGGATATGAAAATGTATAGTGATTGTATAACGATGGGAAAAAAACGACAGGATTTCTTTTTGACAAGCAAATGGATTTTATTGTTTGTATTCGCCATGAGTGTGGCGTTAATCATCTTTTTTGCCATGACACACAACGTATTTGCCATTGTGTTTTTCTGTTTGGTAGGGTTTTTGACATCGTTTTTCAGCAAAAATATGATTGTCATTTTGTTGTTGTCCCTCTGTCTTACTGGAGTCGTTGCCGGATTTCATCCAGGCCTCCATCGTTTAGAGGGGTTTGATGGGTCCTCAGATACCGAAGAAGCCGAGGAACAAGAACAAGACATTGTCATTCTAGACATGGAATCACAGAAAGTAGAAGGAAGTGATATTTTGACAGGAAAAGATTTATTGGGAGACAAAAATGTTTCGGGAGACAAAAATGTTTCGGGAGACAAAAATGTTTCGGGAGAAAAAGACGTTTTGGGAGAAAAAGACAAAGAAACTGGTAAGAACAAAACTGACAAAGAAAGTACTACAGGAAAGGATATGACTGACAAGGACAAAAAGAAAAACGACATTGCCAAAATCATTTATGAAATCTTGTTGTCAAAAAAGAGTGAAGATAAATGAAAAGAGACAAGATAAATGAAAAGAGACAAGATAAATGAAAAGAGACAAGATAAATGAAAAGAGACAAGATAAATATAAAAATGGGTTGTGAAATGAATAGAGAAAATCTATTTTTAATGCAATACCATGGCATTACCAAATATACCAGATATACCAATACCACAAGAATTATTAGACGACCCAGAAGGTTTTATAAGAGATTGGATAAAAGAAAAAATAGTTGACCCCTCTTTGGAAGGTTGGTTGGAAAAATTAAAAACTTTTTTCACAACGACGATTGAGGACATGGGTAGAAAAGTGATTGACGAATTGTGGTCAAAAATACAGGGTCCTTTGATGGCCATTTGGAATATTATCAAAGGGATTGGTTTGTTTCTTGGTTGTATTTTCCAACAAATTTTTGAGGTGTCGTTTATGAATTTTTTGAATAATTTCCTGCAGCCGGAATTGTGTAGTTGGTTTGTGTATTCCTTTACCACCCCCTGTTTGTTTTATTGGGTACTCTATGTAGCTGCTTTTTTGTTGTATTGGTTGATTAAATTACCATTGGATGCTCTACAAATGTCTTTTATTTTGGATTTGGGATACAATTTGTTGCAATTTGTGGACGAAGTGGATTTCACCAATGGTATGTTTTATTTGACGAAATTCAACCAAGACGTCACCTGCAAATGTTTTACCACGCCGAATTATAAATATTTTTTCTGTTGGCAATTGTCGAATTGTTCTTTGGATGTGTTTGATGTGAATTTAAGTGATATTTGCATTCCTGATTCCAAGTCTGAATTGCCTCATTGGGAATCCGATTTGAGTGGAAACATTACAGAGAATCATACGTATGATTGCGAAATTCCTGGCTGCTTCTAAAAAAGGGGGGCTTTTATCAAGAAACGGTCTTTTCCTTGGCGGAAAACACAGTTTTTAATTCTAATTCTTTGGGTAATTCAGTCCTTGTTTCTTGGCATCGACGGCATGTCCATATAGGCATCGAGGTTTCCGGCGTCAAATCAATATAGTCTTTTTCCCACAAGTGCGACAATGTTTCCTTTTTTGCATTGTTTGGCATCGTATCGTTTTGCATCGTATCGTTTGGTGTCGTATCTTTTGGTGTCGTATCGTTTGGCGTCGTTTCTTTTTGCATTGTATCTTTTTGGTTCTCTTTTTTCCTGTAAGACGTTTCAATTTTGTTTTTTTGCCCCCTACAAAATCGTAGCTTTGTAAAAATTCAGGGCATTTTAATTCATTCAACAAGGTAGTAGTAACAATTATGCTTATTCTTTGATAGTTTGTCCACATCTCATTCTCTTCGATGGCGTCAACCAATCCAAGCAAGGTTTCTTGTGTTATTCTTCTTTCATTGGAAAGCGATGGGAAAAAGTAAATGGTAAGCAAACCAACGGTGCAAATATTTTTACAAAGTTGTATATACGTTTCTCTATTTGCTTCGCGGTTATTTATTATCACCATTCTATTTTTTATTTTTCCACATACGCAAAAAAGTTGATTGATTTTTACAGCTTTTGTCATTGTTTTCATCGCATTGTCCAAAAAAAGACAAGACATTCTTTTATCTTTCATGAATTGTTTTACAAAACCATACATGTCGTTCTTATCGGTAATTACGCTATTTTTTGCAAGTTCACGTAGCTTTTTTACGAAAGTTCGCATCGAATCCAACAATGGACTTACCGAAGAAGGATTCATCATTGCCTTTACCATGGTTTCGTAAGCTTCTTTTAGTTCTACTATTTCGTGCGGCAAAGTAATGACATCACTGTTCCTCTTACGTATTTCCAACAAAGGTTGGACCACCGTTTCCAACAATGACAATGGTTTGTCCAATAAAGACAATGACTTACTTTGATAATAGGTAAGAGGAAAGGGTATGGAAATACTACCCACCATTATCATCGCAGACAAAAAAATGGAAAAGTACAACAGAAATACACCACCACCACCACCTTTCTGTAAATTCTCTTGATTATTATTATTATTATCATTTTCATCATCATCAAGTAACAAATTATGTACAATGATTACCAATTCGAAAAATAAATCAATCAATTTCTGTTTTTCCCAATCCATATTCATTTTTCGTGTAAGAAGATTTGAAATAATAATGACAATTTGTTCCATTCTCTACTACTTATTACGTAGAGAAATGTTTGGAATATGCTTTGTCGAAGACGTCCAACTCCCGCAACCACATCTGTTGTGCCGTCGTTAAACGTAACGCCTCCATCTCCTTTTCGCATTTGTCCAACTCGGTCAACAAATGCGCTCGGTTTTCTTCCGACACCGCATCCATCGGCAACTTGGTCAAATAATCAAACCCACCTGCCACTTCCACCAACCCATGTTGTCGCAACATACTCATCACCTGTTCATTCGTCTTGCGCCGCAAATCCAAGACATCGTCCAACAACGCCTGTATGTACTTGCTCTTGTTTCGCAACATAATCAACTTTTGCTCCCCCTGATTCAACAACGCCTGTCTCCTTGTCTCATACAACTCTAAACGAACCGGCATATACGCCTCCAAAATGTCGTCCACCTTGGCATACTTGCGCAGTCTACGCTTTTCATCAAACAAATGCATATTGTGTGTCGATACCGTCGTCGTCAGTTTCAACGTCTTTTCCAACAAATTCACCGGCGGCGACGTCGATACCATCGTAGACTCCCACTCTGCCAATTTACCAGGCAACAAATCTACCACCACATCCACCACCGTGTCCGTCGAATGTGACACCACGTCCTTCAACACCGCCGCCACCTTCTTGCCATCCTTGTCTACCTGCGTACCATCACATAACCCCTCCAACCATCCCTTGTAAGGCAAAGTCCAAGTCCCAACAGGAAGTTCGGTAATACGTATCTGGTCTGGCTTCCCCGTCTTTTCATAACAACCCTTGACCATGTACTTTCCCGGCGTCTCTTCCACCTCCATCACTTTTCCACGGAACCCTTGGTAATAAGGCAACCATGGTCTACCTATCTCACCCAAACCACCCTGTAAGGTATTTTGCAACCATTGCACCAGCTGGGTAGGGGAAAAGGGAGGAACATGTGTCGAGAACCCTGTACCAATTCCTGTCGAACCATTCACCAAAATCATGGGCAGAATCGGCACATAATATTCGGGCTCCACCAACACACCATCTTCGTCCATGTACTGCAAAATTGTGTCGTCGGCCACTGGATACAACAACCTCGTCAAAGGATGCAACAGAGTGAAGATATATCTCTCCGAAGCTGAATCCTCACCCCCCGACAAACGCGTTCCAAACTGTCCATTCGGCTGCAACAAATGAATATTGTTCGACCCCACGAAATTCTGCGCCATCGCCACAATCGCTCCATTCAACGACGCCTCGCCATGATGATACAACGTATGCTCCGACACATAACCTGACAACTGCGCCACCTTGATTTCATGTGTAGTGAGTCCACGCTTGAAACACGCATACAATACTTTCCTGTTGGACGTCTTCAATCCATCCAAGAGATTGGGTATGGACCTCTCACAATCATAACTGGAGAAATGCAGCAATTCCTTTTGAACAAAGTCTTCGTAGGGCACCACCATGTTTTTACCGTCGAGGTACAGGGTTTTGTCGTAGTTTTCCAGTAATTGTTTGCGTTCGTCGGGTCGTTTCTTGTTAAACATGCGGTCGATGGATTCGTCGGATGAGGGTCCCAAGTATGAGTAGGAAATGATGCGACGGTTGGCGAAATATTCTTTGAATTCCTTGGCCGTGGAGGTTCCCAATCCTTTGAAATATTTGATGGTCCAACCTTGTGTTCCTTTTGTGCCGAATGATTCTTTCCACAATTCGTATTCAGCTTGGTTGTAAAAGATTTTGACTTCGTTGCGTCGAGTAGCCCGTAGAATCGGCGTATTCATAAACGAAAGAAACCCCGGTTTCGAAAACAAAGTGCGCCAATGACTCTGAAACAAATTGATACAAAGGCCTTTGATATGCGAACCATCCACGTCCTGGTCGCACATTATCATAATACGACCATAACGCAATTGTTTGTTGGCTTCTTGTTCCGAGTATTCCTTGCCTAATTCCAATCCGAGAATCTTGATAATGTCGCCGATTTCCTTGTTTTCTGTGATACGTTTCGTCGGCATATCTCGCACATTCAATAACTTGCCCTTCAATGGATAAATACCCATCCACATCCGGTCCTCCTTCGTCAATCCCGACACAATCCCCGCCATCGCCGACAATCCCTCACACAAAATCAACGTACAATCCGACGATTTGGGCCCACCCGCCATGTTCGCATCACTGAAATTCGCAATCCCTCGAATCGTACGCACTTTCGACCCATTCGCCTTCCTCGCCGCCGCCTTGTTCTCCCGCAATTCCGATACCTCACATGCCGTGTCCGCCACCCCCAAATCCATCACCTTTTTCACAAAGGCCGGCGACACCTCGCACACCGAGCCAAACTTCCCTACAGGGGTGGTCATGCACTCTTTGGTCTGCGAATCAAACGCCGGATTATCAATGTCGCATCGCAGAAACAACATCAACTGCTCCTTGATGGACTGCGTTGACACCTTTATTTTCCGCTTTTTCTCAATCGCCTCTGTAATGCCTTTGACAATTTGGTTCACAATGTAGTCCACATGCCGACCCCCCTTGAAGGTCGCTATCCCATTCACAAACGAGACCTGCTTGAACTCATTCGCCTGTGAGAGACACACCGCATACTCCCACCTCTCCCCCACGGACTCATATACCCTCTTTTGGCCTGCCGTTTCGCCCTCTTCCAATGGTGTATACAATGTCCAGTATTCGTGGAACGACTTGATGGGCACCATCTGGTCATTGAAATAGACCTTGACTTTGGCGTCCGTACAAGCCGCAATGTCAACCGTGCGTTTGTGCAACAATTCGACAAAGTTGCGCCACAAGGCTGCTTCTGAACCTGTCTTCAAATCAGAGGAAGGACCGAAGCCGAACCGGGCGTAATCGGGTCGAAAAGAGACACGAGTATAAGGCTTGACCGTTTTCGCCACTTTGGTCACCTCTGGTACACCCAATGACTCCAAATTGTTCGAAAAACGCTGCACATACTTCAACTGACGCGTATGGTCCACCGTCTCAATTTCACCAAAAGTGGACCATATTAACACCACTTTGAATCCAAAGCCGTTTTTGCCGCCGACGATTTTCTTTTCTTCGGTGTTGTAATTGGTCGAGGTTCGTAAATGACCAAAAATCATTTCCGGAATCCATAACCCTGTGACCGGATGCTTCGCAACATCAATGCCGTTTCCATCGTTTTCAATGGTGATGAAACCATCGTCGGAAACGGATACACGAATGTATGAAACTTGTTTTTGGTCGGGTTTGGACTTCATACGAATGACATGGTCACGCGCATTCACGATGCCTTCATCAAACAATTTATACAATCCTGGAATAAATTCGACCAATTTACGCAACACTTTGCCACCATCATATACATCCATCTCCTGTAAGGATTTGTCAATACTGCCAATGTAGGTGTCCGGCGCATGCAAAATATGCTCACGGTCCGTCTTGGATTGATAGACAAGAGACAAGTCGATAGATGCCATTATGTTGATATATCTTGAAACCTTTGTTCTTTTTCTATTTCAATTTTCATTGACCTAACCCCTGTAAGGCTTTTCTCAAAATGGGTTCCAAACATTCCTTACAGAAGGATTGTATGTAATCTATTGCCCCTGTAAGGCTTTTCTCAAAACGGGTTCCAAACATTCCTTACAGGTGGGGTTTGTATTTTATTGACGTAACCATATCACCCCTGTAAGGCTTTTTCCAGACATGGTCCAAATATTCCTTAGAGGGGGTTGTGTTATGGGTATCGGAAGATAGCATAGGTATGGTAACCGATGGCAGCAAACGCCGACATGACGAGGAACCGAAAAGCTTCATGAGTCGCTTCTTTTTGTTTGAATCCCACCCAAACCAAGAGAGGTGCCATTAACAAAATGTGAAACAGCCTTGTTGCCAGCTCCTCTCTTTGTTTGAAGTATAGGTAGGAATGGTACAAAGCGATGACGATACCGGTAGCGAGGAGAGTATAAAAGGCCCAAACGGGTGTCTTGGTTTCTTGGATGCCGACGTAGAGAAGGAATCCGCCGATGAGGACGATGTGCAACAAATGGACAATCGTAATGTGTTTCATTTATTCTATTCAAAGAAGAAAAATAGAATAAATTATTATTTGGAAAAACGTTTTTTACCCTGCCATGAAAAACGGATTCGATTACGACGACGTTTTAAAAAGAAGAATACAAGGATGAAAACGAAAGCCATCAGACCCATGACAAAATACGTCGAATATTCTTCCACCATCAATCCAAACCCCTCCCTCCCATTTGCTTCTTCCTTTACATATAAAAACGGCACAATTTGCACCTCGTCAGCATATTCTTCCATAAACATCTGCCACACCACTTGGCACTCGGGTTGTTGCAACTCTTTACACGTGGAATAGACTTTGTTCAACAAGGGCATCACAGCATCCATATTGTCGTGGACGTACAACACTCCTGTCTGGCACAATTCACCTCCTGTAGGGCTCATCAAACCGTTATCGATACGTTGTCGAATCAGTTGTATTGTTTCTTCCATATGTTTTTTGTATCGAGGTTGTTTGACGGCGTCATCGATTTCGTCCCAAATCGTTTTTTTATTAGAATTTATATGCTTATTTATGAGAATGGATTTTGATGGGTCAGCCTGTTGGACAATTTGTTTGACTTCTTTGTCTTGATAATTTATTTTGTTGTCAAAATAGAGAATCCGTTTGTAGGCTGCGTATTCCGGAAAATCATTTCGAAAAGCCATGAATTTGGTGTATTTGGCCTGCAAAGACGATTCGATGGCATCCTCCGACAGAGGGAAATTGATATATTGGTAGGTCCAGCCCGCTTTTTCAATAGTAGGTTGCATCAGAGGCTGATTGGTCATGAAAACACACACACCACTCCTGTTGGGTGCATGGAAAATATCAGAAACAGATGTGCCAAAGAGGCACGACACAATCAACAAATCTGAATCGGATGATGACATCTTACACTATATTTCTTGCAGAAAACAATAGAGACACTACCATATCCCATGATGGATTAAAAGCCCTACAGGGGGGGGTAAAAGTAAGTTGGGAACAAAGGTTAAATCCAAGGATATATATTATCATAACCGGTCATGTCTTCACAAACTGTTTCTGCTTCTGAAATGTTTGTCTTGAAACGCACAGGCAAATTGGAGACAATGAAATTCGACAAGATTCTGAACCGTATCAAGAAATCAGGGGAAGAAGCCGGTCTTTCCAAGTTGAATTATACCGCCCTCACCATCAAAATCATCGACCAACTCTACGACAAAATACCCACCACCCAAATCGACGAACTGTCTGCCCAACAATGCTACTCCCTTTCGTCAACCCACCCTGATTACGCTGTCCTGGCCGCCTATATCATTCATTCGAACCACCAACGCAGTACCTCGGAATCGTTTCACCAGGTCATGACGCAATTGTACAAATATGTCGACAAACAGGGCAAACCGGCTCCCATGTTGTCTGACAAAATGTATGGTACCATTCGTAAATACCGCAAAGAACTGGAGGCCATGATTGTTCAAGAACGGGATTACTTGATTGATTATTTCGGGTTCAAGACCCTGGAACGAGCCTATTTAATGCGGGTCAACAAAAAAGTGGTGGAACGTATTCAGCACATGTGGTTACGCGTGGCGGTAGGTATTCATGGAGACAATTTGGAACGGGTCAAAGAGACGTACGATGGTATGTCACAAAAATGGTTCATTCATGCGACGCCGACATTGTTCAATGCGGGTACGCCGCGACCTCAACTGTCCTCTTGTTTTTTGTTGTCGATGGAGGACGATTCCATTGATGGTATCTTTAGTACGTTGCGGGATTGTGCTTTTATTTCGAAATGGGGGGGTGGCATTGGCTTGCATGCGCACAATGTGAGGGCCAAGGGGAGTCATATCCGGGGTACAAATGGGCAGTCGAATGGGTTGGTGCCGATGTTGCGGGTGTTTAACAATACGGCCAAGTACGTTGACCAGTGTTTTACGCCAGATACGGTCGTGTTTACCGAGGCTGGTCCGAAGGCGATTGAGGACGTGGGTACAACGGACAGGGTTCTGACCAGTACGGGGGAGTACCATACTGTGAAGTCGCCGGTGCGTCACGAGTACGATGGACCGATGTTGGAGATTTCGGTGAAAAATGCGTTTTCTTCTGTGCGTGTCACACCGGAACACCAAATCATGGCATTACAGGGTGCTGGTGCTGAGGTCGATGATATCCGTCACAATTTGGACAAGGGTCGTATCCGTCCAGTGTTCTGCGACGCCGAGGATTTGATGGTCGGTGATTTTACTGTGTTTCCTATTCCACAAGGAGAAAAGGACGTGAAACATTTGTCTTTGGAAGACTGTCGCTTGTATGGGATTCTTGTAGCAACGGGAGAAATCATTGGTCATTTTGTTGTTATGACGTTTATGAACGAAGATACAGAAGAATTTGTACGCAAGTATTGTTCGAAACGTGGAATTCCTTTTTCGGAACAGGAACAAGGAATCAGTTGGTCTGTCGCCAACTCTGACTTCAAATTTACAAAATCGAATTTGTATGACTCGGCAAAGGAAAAACGTATCGACCCTACGTTTCTCCATTTACCTGTGGACAAGGTGAAAGAGGTAGTGCGAGGTATTGTAGAATCCAACATGGTTACAAGTTCGTGTATACAAGAGAGTCTTGACTATATGAAACGACGTATAGGTTCCACCCAATCGTGTTGTTTTCAACATGGCAACTACCTGTATTCACGCATCGACAACATGCAAGTAACCACCTACAGGGGGATTGTGCATGATTTCGAAATAGATGGTCCGCACGACTATACAGTGGCACATCTGGGCGTTGCACACAATGGGGGTGGCAAGAGAAATGGGTCCTTTGCGATTTATTTGGAGCCATGGCATGCGGATGTGCAGGCGTTTTTGCAGATGAAAAAGAATCATGGTGACGAGGAGCAAAAGGGGCGTGATTTGTTTTATGCCTTGTGGATTCCCGATTTGTTTATGGAGCGGATGCACAACAATCAGTCATGGACATTGATGTGTCCAGACGAGTGTCCAGGATTGGCGGATGTTTGGGGTCAAGAATTTGTAGAGTTGTATGAAAAGTACGAGAGGGAGGGCAAGGGGAGGGAAACGATAGGGGCGCGTGATTTGTGGATACAGATAATGGATGCGCAGATGGAGACAGGTACGCCGTATTTGTTGTACAAGGATGCGTGCAATCGGAAGTCGAACCAGCAGAATGTGGGTACGATTCGTTCGAGCAATTTGTGTACGGAAATCATTGAATATTCGGATGCGAATGAGTCGGCGGTGTGCAATTTGGCCAGTATTTCGTTGCCCGCGTTTTTGAAACCGGATGTGGAAAGCCCTACAGGGGGGGTGGTATATGATTTTGAGGCGTTGCATCGGGTGGCCAAGGTGGTCGCCTACAATTTGAATGTGGTGATTGACGTGTCCTTTTATCCAACGCCGAAAACGGAGCGAAGCAATTTCCGACACCGCCCTGTAGGGATGGGGGTACAGGGTTTGGCGGATGTGTTTATGCAGTTACGTATGCCGTTTGACAGTGTGGAGGCCAAGGAGTTGAACCGTCGTATTTTTGAGACGATTTATCATGGTGCGTTGGAGCAGTCGTGTGAGATGGCCAAGAGGCATGGTGCATATGAGACGTTTGTAGGAAGTCCTGCGAGCAAGGGACAGTTGCAGTTCGACCTCTGGTCGATAGTTCCGGCAGAGGGTCGGTATGATTGGGTGTCGTTGAAGGAGGACATCAAGGAGTATGGGTTGCGGAATTCGTTGTTGGTGGCACCAATGCCGACGGCGTCGACGAGTCAGATTCTGGGCAACAACGAATGTTTCGAGCCGATTACGAGCAATTTGTATTCGAGGGGGACGAATGCGGGTCAATTCTTGTTAGCGAACAAGTATTTGCAGCGGGAGTTGTTGGAGTTGGGGTTATGGAATGATGCGATGAAGAACAAGATAGTGGCCAACAATGGTTCGGTCCAGTCCCTGTTGGAGATTCCGGAAGAGGTGCGTGAAAGATACAAAACGGTGTGGGAAATTCCGCAAAAGACGTTGATTGATATGGCGGTGGACAGGGGTGCATATATTTGTCAGAGCCAAAGTTTGAATTTGTGGTTGGAGGACCCGAATTACAAGATGTTGACGTCGATGCATTATTATTCGTGGAAGCAGGGATTGAAGACAGGGATTTACTATTTGCGTCGACGTGCTAGACATCAGGCGCAGAAATTCACGATTGAACCCGAACAAGGAAACAAGGCGACCAAGGAAGAAAACGATTACGAATGTTTGATGTGTTCGGCATAGGCTGGTACATTGTTTTGTCTGCCATAAGTAAACAAAACAATTGATGGATACAAAAAATTTGCCTATCCCCCTCCATTTCGTTTCATTGTTGCAAACGCGGGATTTTGATGAATATTTGCAAGCGTCGATGGGGAAAGTTTCTCCTTTTTTTGTAGCCACACAATTGGCTCCCCAAGATATGGACAAATTTCTCCAATTTACCAAGAATACAGAGACATTTCAACGATTGCTACAAGAAATCACATTGGTGCCTTCTATCCAGGCAAAAGAAATGCAACCTCTTTCAGACAAAGAAATCAGTACCGAACAGTTGGACAAGAAATTAAATGTTCAATCCATCGATGAAATGTCGGAAAAAGACAAAGAAAAATACAAGCTGAAAAGTGTGGAAGAACAAGATGTTCTTATGAAACGATTGTTTGGCGACAAGGATTCCAAACAAATCGAACAAAGTTGGAAATCGCTCAACGAAGACGAAACAAGGTCCTTGCAAAAAATGCGCGAATCATGGCAACGTTCCATTCAAAACGAAAAAAACCCCCTTGTTAGACAATGGTACGAATTTTCTCTAAAAACACTCTTGCAATACGCACCGTACCTCTACCAATTACGACGCGCCGGCACCAAGCTCGCCACCCCTGTCGTCGCATCTATCGAAATCACCCTCGGACTACTCTCTATGCTTTTAGTAGGGGCCGAAGCCCTCCGCGACAAACGTTATCGTCAAGATGTCCGACTCAAACGCCACTTTTATCAAAACATGGCCGTCCTCGTACAAACCCTTCCTACCATTTCCCCTCTGAATGATTTGGAAGATGACATTGAGAAAACCAAAAAACGCCTCCGCGAAACCTTGGAAATCAACCTGGACGAATCGGTCGTTCAAAATGTAGAAAGCTTTTTTGACCATTTCAAAGTAGTCGATGGCACAAGTTTCAGCGGTATGCCTCATTATGTAGTCCCCATGCCCATGACGACTGAAACTTTGGAAATCAAAAACAAAGACGATATCGATATGCGTATTGAATCCATGTTGTACCCACTTCGTGTCGACGAATTCTTAGAGACACAACAAATAGCACTTCCTCATGTATCCATTCGAAAACCTTTGTCGCCAATTACAGACGTCGAAGCACTCTTGAAAGAAACCATCGCCATTCTCGATAAATTCAACAATCAAAGATTTATGCCTTCAAAAAAACCTACAAATAAACAAAAAGTGACACCCCCGACAGATAATACCTCTGCAGAAGAACCAAAACAATCTCCAACAGATAATTCCTCTGCGGTACAATCAAATCAGTCTCAAACAAATTCGTCTGCAAATCAGCTTCCAACAGATAATTCGTCTGCAAAACAATCAAATCAGCTTCCAACAGATAATTCCTCTGCGGCACAATCAAATCAGTCTGCGGAAGAACCAAAACAGTCCGTGGTACAAAAACAGCAACAGCAAAAACAAGAGCAAGAGCAAGAGCAAAAGCAAGAGCAAGAGCAAGAGCAAGAGCAAGAGCAAGAGCAAGAGCAAGAGCATATTGCAATTGCCCTCTCACTTGCAAATGGTATCATGTTAGGAGGTTCTATACAACAACAACAAGGTAAACAGCAACAAGGTCAAGTACAACAACAGGAAGAACAACAGGAAGGTCAAGTACAACAACAACAAGGTAAAGAGCAACAACAACAAGGTAAACAGCAAGAGCAAGGTCAACAACAACAGCAAGAGCAAGAGCAAGGTCAAGTACAACAGCCTCCTGTTGACAATTTCTACCAAGAGTATTTGAGTACGATTCGAGAAAATGTGGAAAAGTTAAAAAAGGAGGGTGCGGTTTATTTGATGAATTCTAGTAAAAATGGTACAACAGAAGGTCCAGGAACGGTCTGGGATGCATTGTACAATTTGTTTCAAGACAATCCCAATGAAAATTACTGGGCCGAGTGGTTTCTGTGGTTCGCCAAGAAAATCATGCAAACGTATATTCGTTGGGCTTTTTACGATGAATTGAGCGTTGGAGAGAAAAAGAAAATACAAGAAAACCCATAACCACCCTGTAAGGAATTCTTGTCATGTTGTTTTCTATCAATACAATTTTTATAAAACACCTTACACATTCTCCCTGTAAGGCGTTTTCAAAGACTCGTTATAACCGAGGTATACAATTCCGTGCACCAAAGTAACAGATGCAGTCTTCGTTTCTTCATCCCGACAACCAAACCCTCCTGTGGGAAGTGATTCAGACCTGTCCTTATTTGGCATACATAGATTATAAAGAAGAATGGTTCCAATCGCATATGCAACAAAGCTACGAAAAACAAGAAGGACTCATTGGATTGATGGAATGGAATGAAAAGGTAGTGCGTAACATGATGAAGGATTTGCGTGCGGCCAAGGCTTTTCACAAGGAGCAAGAGGAGGAGAAAGGGAAACAACAAAGGAAGCAACAAGAAATGCGTGAGCGTGTCGACAAGGATACAGAATTAAAGACAGATACAACCAAGGACGAGCCAATTAAAAATATGGAAGAATTGTTGGCAGAACATGAAAAGAGACGGGCACAAGAAATTCCACAATTTCCAACACCCACTGGCGAAGTGATTTAATTTTTATATATGCGTTCATTAGGCCATCGAATCGTAGACGTGCGTCCAAAGGGAAATAAACAAAAAGTCATCAAGAATGCAACGACGAATGAAGTATTATGAAACGCATTTCGAAGAGTATTGCAAAGCGGTGGACCAAAACAATTATCACCCCGACTTGCCTGTCCCAATGACGAACCAAGTAGTGGATATGACGAATCAGATTTTTTATGGCCCTACAGGGTGTGGCAAGTATAGTCAGGCGCTCTGTTGGATTCGTCCATTTAGTCCGTCAAAACTAAAATATGACCGCAAGATGACGGCCACAACGGACAAGGCGTCGTATACATATCGAATTAGTGACATTCATTACGAGGTGGATATGGCGATGATGGGATGCAATTCGAAAACGTTGTGGGAGACGGTGTTTAATCAGATTGTGGACATTGTGTCGGTGCGTGCGGACAAGACGGCCATTATTTTGTGCAAGAATTTCCATGCGATACAAAATGAGTTGTTGGATATTTTTTATTCGTATATGCGTCAATTTAAATTTCGTGCGAATTTGTTCAACAAAGGGTCGCTTTGTATTCGTTATGTGTTGGTAACGGAACATCTCAGTTTTATACCGGCCGACATTTTACGCGAATGCCATGTATGCAACATGGGTCGACCCTCCCCGGAACGGTTACGAATCGGTAGGTCAATAAATGCACGAGCGTGGTTGCGCGAAATTGAGCCGGAAGGCATTATGAATTTGAAAGAATTGCGTGTGTTGGACCATGTCGACCCAGTCAAAGAAGAATTGCCGTCGGATGTCTTTAATAAGATTTGCAATGCCTTGTTGGACGAGTTGGAGCATGTGTCGCCGGAACGGTTTCAATTCCTGCATTTCCGCGATTTGTTGTACAACATGACGATTTATCATTTGGACATTTTAGAAAGTTTGACTTATGTGTTGGTGAATGCGGTGCGAAAAAAATGGTTGCCTGACGATTCCTTGGGCCCCATATTGGCGGAAATAGTCGTGTTTCTCAAATGGTACAACAACAATTACAGGACGATTTACCACATTGAACGCATTTTCTTTTTCTTGTTTATTCAACGTCTTCGTTACAAAGAATCGTTGCAAATTATTGCCTCTTCCCAAAACGTTTTTCGCTTGGCTTCATAAAGAAGCCGGTCGCGTCGTTCTTGGTCTGTTTCAATCACCTGGTTGGTCTTGATACAGGCTTGTCGCCATTGGTTGCCCACCCTGGTCAACTCACCGTTTCTCATACCAGTACGCTGGCATTCTCTGTACCGACATCGTACCAACCATTCCTCCTGTAAGGCCTCTTCCAACTGCTTCTGCAGACCCGTCCAACTACGCAAAGAAGGAGAATGAGACATCGCCAACATCTTTCTCGCATAATTCACACGCTCCTTCCATTGCTTCTTTTCACTCGGCAATTTGTCTTCTGGATAAATAACAATATCCTTTGGATAAATAACAATATCCTTTGGACAAATAACAATATCCTTTGGACAAATAACAATATCCTTCTGTAGGGTTTCCAAAGACGTTTGCATACGGGTTTTCATTATTGAGTTGAAACAATGGTTTTAGAAACACAAGAAATCAATTTTAGAAACACAAAAGGATAAAAATACCTCGATAAAAGAATGAAATGACGACTGATATTCGCTACAATGCAACCACAGAGGAATTTCAGGTAATTTCAGAGTATGTAGTGTATGAGAGGGATTGGAACCAAGGTCATACGGTTCCGACTCCCTGTGTAGATATCCTTACAGGGGGTATGGATACCAAGGTATTGGCAGGGTTATGGAAGGCATCTCCACCGTCACAATTACCGGATATGATATGTTTCCGCGATAAGCCGGACGAAGAGGTGCAAGATACGTTTGTGAGGCGCGGTGGGTTTACGTTGATTACAAGGGAGGATGGTACGTATGTATTGGAGAAGCGTAAACCTTCTGTGATTGTGGCCCCACGTCCACGGCGGCGATTGTTTATGTGAGAGAAAACAAAGTCTAATTCTAACCCAAAGTATATGGCGGATTTGTTTGCTTTGTCGCAGCATCCGATGAATGATATTCGCTCATTGGACAGTTTCCGTTCGGCTACCTTTTCCGGTTACAAAAAGACAGACGTCCGCGCCGAATGGACTGACGCGATGATGCAAGGCAAGGTCGAGAATGCCTGTCATTGGTGTGCCGAAATGGTATGTGCTGGACAGTTTGTCGACATGTGGGACCTTTTGTTTTGGTTTGTCGGCAAGTATTTGTCCGTGCGACAACCCCTTGTCGTTGTCTATATGGAACGCCGACTCGTCCTCTTTCGCACCATTGTACAAGGCTCCCCCGCCCTGCATGAATCCCTGTTGGAACTCCGCAATTGTATCACTGTACGCAAACTGTTTGCTGAAATGGTGTGCGTCATCGCCCTCGCAGAAAAACGGTCCGGCACCGAAGAATGGAAACTCGATGTCGACGGATTACTCGATGTCACGAATAAATTGAAAGCCGACAGGCCAGATTATGCGGTGAATATCATGCGTCCAGATGACCCCAAAGAGTTGGTCATTGCACTCAATGAAATGATGTTTCATTTGACACGGACAAGAAATGCGGTGTCGGCCTGTTATTGGGTCGAGTGGATGATGGGATACATGGACCAATGCAAAAAACGAGGCGAACCGCTTTTTTGTATGCCGCGTATCGAATATGACGACATCGACAAAAAATGGCACAAAGACCCCGTATGGCTCATCTGGGAAACCCTACAGGTAGTGGCCAAACGGGTCGATGATGGCATCGCAGCCTCTCGCATCATGGACTCACTCTTTATCCTCTTTCGTACACGATACCATGGCATGCCCACCTGTAAAAAGCGCAAATCACTACTTTATTATGCCGTCTTGTTGCTGACAGACAACAACGTATGCTGGAAACATGAACTACTCACGCCCCAAGGCAAACAAATATGCCAAGTCACCACCGACAATGTACACCGGATTTACCAGGCCCTACAGGAAAATGCAGTGACAAACGAAGAAATGGCAAAACCAATGTCCATGCGAAAAATCGAGCGGCGCGAAAATATACAAGACTCGCTGCGGAAATGGGACCTACTTACAGGCATGGACCCCACCATGCAATCCTAACACACGAATATGCAAAAATACGTTATTTTTCAATTGAAACGTATTTTTGAAAAAAACAATAACACAACACCCTGTAAGGTCTTTTCCAAAACAGTTTGAAAACCCAACAGGGGAAAATGTAATTATTTAAAAAAAAAATAACAACACAACACCCTGTAGGGCCTTTTCCAAGACGGGGTTTTTACTTGGTTTCATCGAGTAGCATGAGTGCCATGGCGGCGTAGTTATGAAGGTCCAATAGGGTGTCTCGAATGCCTTCGTCTTGGACGAGGTTGACACCGTTTTTGGTGATGGACATGGCACGTTGCATTTTGTCTTCGATACGCATGAGAACACCGATGACACCATATTTGGCAAAGGCGTCGCCGTAATCGGCGTTTTTTCTGGCAAACAAGTCCAGCGCTTCTTGTTGCACTTGTTTCATCTGTTCGACACGACTCATGTTTCTTCATAGAAAAGTCATTCTGTCTATATTCATTTTTTTAGTGATTTAATTTTACCAAGTGATTTAATTTTACCAAGTGATTTAATTTTACCAAGTGATTTAATTTTACCAAGTGAATCGAATACAACCATGTGCACCATTGTTTCCATTGTCTCCTGCAGTTCCGGGTTGGCCTGAGTTTTTTGTTGTGTAACCTCCTTTACCACTCCAACCTCCATATGAATAAGCTGAAGGGATTCCATCCCAACCTCCTATGACGCTAACAGAAGGACCTGTATCTCTTCTATTATATGTCAAACTACCTCCGTCTGCGCCATTCACACCCGTAGTATCACCACCAGTGGAGTAATCACCATGTCCACCTTGACCACCTTTTACTCCAGCTTGTGTTGTATTTTTGTCTGTTCCTACACCATTTCCACCTTTGCCACCTTTGCCGCCGTAAGATGTGGCAATACCATACATCCATGTGTCTGAACCGTCAGCTCCATCGCCACCAGGAAGACTGGCATCACCGCCGTTCCTATTATTTTCTTTGTCTCTGCCACCTCTTCCACCTGACCCCCCACTTCCACCGCCTCCTATTTGAAATGAGTATCCCCCATTGAAAGGTGTAAACGCTCTGTTTGTTAGTGTTGTTTTCCCTCCTTGTCCACCTCCTCCACCAGCTAATCCGCCACCCATATATTCATTGTAATCAGAACAACAATTGTACCATGCTGACCCACCTCCGCCTCCTCCACCGCCTCCGCCTCCCAACAATTCGATTTTGGCAACATTGTATGGAGTAACAAATGTAATGGTACCTGTAGCGATTCCGCCATTGTTGGATGTAATCTCTATATTGGACCCATTGTCAATGACTTGTAAATTAGAGGAAGCATTGGTAATGATATAATGTTTGAAAGGACTCGATTTTTTGACATATGCTTGAATGTTAGGCAGACCGATAGAAGTCCCCGTACGTGCATCTACATTCATTGTGCTTTTGACATAACACCAATTGTTCTCGGGCACCCATTCAAAACCAGCAGACCCAGGTGTGTTGTCGCATATTTGTGCACATACGTTGATTCGTTGGTTAGGTGTACTCTGTGTGATTACCACCGATTCCAAGTTGTTACTGCCTGTCATATCATTGCCTGGAAAATCGATGTTTCCTAATCCATAATAATTCGTAGTCACGTCGTAGTCCATATACTTGATTGTTCCTGTATTGTTGGTATAATGTACAATACCATATTTATTGAACGTGAGACCCGCACTTGGGTTTTCCGTTTTGAACCAACAAGTTCGTGTTGTGTCACTTTGAGCCTTTGTATCGAAAGATACACAACTTGCACTACTGTTGCAGAAATCCTTGCAAACCTGAATACCAGTGGCGTTATTGGATACATCACGATAATCATAATGTACGATATTAGGTGCGTCAAAATAAGGATAAGCAGTATAAGTAAGATTTCTTGGTGTGGGCTTGATTGTTGGATTCGGTGTTGTTGGATTCGGTGTTGTTGGATTGATGGTTGGTTTCGTTGTTGTATTGGGATACAAACATTTGAAACTCTTGTTTTGAATAAATCCTTGTACTTTCCAATCGTTCAAAGCCTGTGATACCGATACATTGTTTGTAGGCTGTTGTGCATAACAGCTCAATTGACTACTTGATAATGTATATGGTTCGATACCGACACACATGACATTGATACCCATATAGAAACCGTATTCTCGATAATGATTTGCCAACGAAACCAAATCGTTGGACATTTCTGGGTCCATTCTGTTTTGGCCATCGGACATGAATGAAGCAAAAGGTTTGGTACCATTTCTCATGTACTTTTGATAAAAATTTCGAATCACCTCGTCATCCTTGACTTCGCTGTTTTGCAATGCATTCATTACATAACAATAAGGCTGGTTCGAATATTGGGACGTATCCAATGGAATAAAAGGACGGGAAGACCAAACGCCCACGCGTCGCCACGCTTTTGATTGCAACGATGGCGACTTGGATGGTGACATGTATGGAAACTCAGAAACAGGTACGGAACTTGATTTGGGTGTCAAAGAATAAATGATGACAATACCACCTGGATTACCGTTACTTTGATTATTATTATTATTGTAAGCACCAGCTCCTATACCAGTATCTACATTATCCATTGTTTTGTAGCCGGAAACATTATTAGGTATTGTGACAATGTCATAACTATTAACAGATATGTAATTCCATTGAATCTTTGTTCTAGTTGTATTTCCTCCGTTTGCAATATATGAAGCACAAGTTGTATTACCACCCGAATTTCCTGTTCCTCCATAATAAATTCCACCTGAACCAATTCTAACAACAAAAGGTGTATTACCTTGGGGTACAAAGGATGTTTGGGAACCAATTTGACCCATGAAAATATTGTCATTTACATCCGCCGTAGAACTTCCACCACCTCCTACAAGAACAACCGATTGAATATATGGATTGTTCAAAACAAGAGTGATGGTTCCTTCTTTGTTGTTAGTGGTGGTAATACAAAGGGTGCCCATAGAACCAGAAGAAGAAGAAGAAGAAGAAGGAGGATAATTTATGTAACCTATATTGTTGGAAGCACCGGTAAACGTCAAAGAAATGGAGTTAGTCAAGGGTATCGAACCAGAAGCTACAGACAACGGTGTAGTAACGAAAGACTCCAGATTATGAGATGATGTGTAATAAAAGAAAAGAATGACTATCGTCAGTAGAAATAAAAGTATCAACCATGTTCCGATACCATTCATTGTATCTTTTACACTATGATTCTACAATATTTTCATTTATTTGAAAAAAACCCTACAGGGGGATTGATTTTTATTCAAACAAATATAAATTCTTTTGAATAAAATACGGTTTATAACAAATAAGTATCATTAACACACCCTATGTTGCTGATGTTGGTACCACTTTGAACATTACCAAGGCGCCATTGTCCATGACTCGAACCTCCCTGTAAGGATTGTCGAAGCTGGTGGGAAACGAGTCCTCAGCAGGTGCTGTCCATAGAGGCTCTCCTGATGTTGACAGATAATCGTAGATTATCAAATCCCCTGTAGGGGATACTACCAAACTGGAGTTGGGCTCTAGTTCAGAAGCCTTCATTCCACCTCCTCGTGTCAAGGACCACAACACTTTCCATCCTCCATAGCGTACATCAGCCACTTGCAAATCACCCGAGGGGGACATGTACGCTGCATATTTACCTGAATCACTCAACAATTTTTCCGTCGGATGCAAATATCCTGGCTTTCCATTCCAATTCGTCAAAGGACCTCTTTTCTCATAATACGAAGGTGGTTCTTCGACGCGTTTGGGTGGTATATGCAATGTGCCTGAATAATACAAGTCCTTGTTTTGATTTACTGGATAATCATAGACCACAGCGGTTGTACGAAAATTGTCAAAAAAAGTACACGATTGTTGCTGTTTGTCGTAATTGAAACCCACGCAGATATTGTCTGGGTCAGAACATGTCATGGCACAATCTACCGGCTGTTTTATCCCCTGTGTGGTAGAGAGTAGCAATGGAGAACCTTCGTACTGCACATTGGCATATTTTTTGTAAGGAACTGGATTCGACGCCGACCAAGAGGGCATCGATGTAGAGGTATCATCGTTTAATTGTGGTTTTGGTTGTAGTGGGTAGGCTTCGAGTGTCGAGGTATTCATTTGTTGTCCGAGATTCAATGGAATGGAAGGAAAACGAATCGATTCGGCACTGCTGCTAATGAAACTCTCGGATAAAGGAAGAGACCAATGTTCCATAAAGGATTCCAAATCCACTGTGGTAAAGTCCAAGGGTGAAATGTCTAAATTACGTTTCACCAACGGTATCATATCATCAATGATAGAGACAATGAAAAATCGCATTTCTGCCACCAATTGGTACATTTGACGATAATCGTCATCCGACAAATTAATCTTGACAGGCTGCTCCTGATTAAACGCCCCCGTAAACACATTCGTTACTGACTGAAACAGAGCTTCTTTAGAACTCAAATAATTTTCATACAAATCTTTCGATTGATTATTCCATTCCACTTTGACTTCATCTTTCTTGGTCTGGAACATTTGCAACGCCGTTTCATAAGCGGCGTTTCTCACACGGGCTGCATCGACAGGTTTCATAGACGAAGACGTATCTGCAGTATTTTTTTGGTAAACAGTAAGCTCTGGGTCGTCCACATTCCATTGTCGAATTTGTTTCATTCCAGCAGAAAGCAAGTTGCAATAGGGCAAGGCTCCTTTGACTAACTCGATGCCAGAACAACTTATATCGAGATTGTTGCATTGATTTTGACATTCCAACAAATGATTCGAAGAGGATTCCGTCGGGTCCAATGCAAACGAACTCAAAACTTGGAACCACGATTTCGAACCCAGATTGGTATACTCAGGCGTGCTTTCATACATCAAAATATTGTAATTGTAATTGACATCAGCTTGCTCCAGAGATGCGTGGTAATCGAGTTGAATCTGATTGAGACTGGTGTCATAATTTTTCTGTAAAGAAATGACACTGGCGTCATATTCCGTGTCCAAAAAATTGTTGGAATTGTCATAACTTTCCAACAAGGACTCAATGGCTTCTTTAGAATTTTCAATGACAATGTTCGTACGATTCCATGTATCCAGTTGATTCATACCTTGGGAAATTCCTTCATACCGGCTGTCGAGAGTACCATAAAATTGTTTCAACGAATTGGCATAATTTTCAATGGTTGTCAACGAAGCTTCCGAAGCATCAATGGTGGCTACAGTGGCATACAATGCGTCCAAACTGTAATTTTCTGCGTCTCCGACTCGGTTGTTGCCTGTCATGGTTTTCAGAATGGTATAATAATGTGAATATTGTGTGGGAAGCTCCGTGTCATTGAGAGAAGACAAACCTTCTTTCCCAGACCAAAAGAACCAAGAGACAAACACAACAATCAACAAAATAAGGAACAAGATACCTATTTTATATAAGAACGCTTTGTTCATTCATAGCATACTCGGTGAAAAAAAACATTCTCACAACACCCCCTGTAAGGTTTATTACATTCGTATTTATTACATTCGTATTTATTTCATTTTTTTCTAATTATTCATTTTTATAAAACACACTTTTTATAAAAATGGATTCCCTCTAGAAAGATTCATACACAAAAATGCCTACAACAACTTGTCACCCATTGGTTTCTGAAAAACAAACAGTTGCTGCGGAAACACAAATGGATTCCCAAAGAAAACCGATGCAATCCATCTCCACACAAGCAACAACATCATCTCTATCCACAATGACCACACTGGATAATAATACAACACCAAACCCAATAGAATCAATAAAAAAATACCTTGGACTTGTCCATGGAAAAAGAGCACCATCATCAATAGTACAGATACACCATAATAAATCCACATCATATAAGGTATGACCCATTGGACTCCTACAATCATTTCTTCTTCGTAAGCCGACTTTTTGTTGTTGGTCGTATTGACTGTATGTTGCTCAATCAACTGTTTTGCCAATTGTTCGTTTTCATGAAACAAAGAACTGTAAATATAGGGCGTCGCATTCTGCTGCGTAAAGGAAACATTTTCTAAAAATTTTTGTACTGGTGCGCCATATCCCTGTGCCGCACTTAAAGCATCGTTGATGGATTTCGATGGATACCCTGTCGACATAATTATCGATATTTGTCTACCTTAGGGGAACAATATTTTTCCTCCGATTCACAGGCAAAATTATACTGATAATCTTTGAACAATTGCATCGGAAATTGCGGCGGATAATACGACAAGAAATCCTTCATCGTCATGAATCCATCCTTTGAATTCATCATATCATGTACAGTACCCGTCGCAGATGTACATGGATTGGTCGTTGCACATTGAAACGTTTTGTTTCCAACATCTATCCAATATTTTATAGTTCCATCGCTATTGGTACCTTGTGCTACAGCATTGATGGGCGGCTGCATAAGACCTGCGGAATTGTACTTATCAGGACCATTTATATATGACAACCACTCTGTGACAGTATTATTGTTACAAAAGGTACCATAATTAACAGATATGCTTATAGGTGAACTTCTAGTAAAAGTAGTTGTACCACCCACATCTGTCAAATTAACTGTTATATTGCCTTCTTGCATCCATTTGAAATCAGAAGGTGGTATACGAACTAAATAAGCATTTCCATTCGGAGGAGAAGTACAATATAAATTGGTAGCATAGACAACTTTGTAAGGACCAGTTGAACCAGTATATGTTCTTGTGTTTTTTCCATCGGAAGATACAACCTTCAAAGAAACAGCATTCGTAATGTTGGTTCCCTGAACAAATAAACAATCGTTGTCTGTACAACAAGTACCCACATTGGTAATTGTAGGGGGTGCACTCGTTGACACAGCCCTCGACGAAGACTGAGAATTGATATTCAAGTTTCCCGAGGAACTCCCTACAAAAGGGGTTGTAGATGTAGTTCCACTACCACTCCCCATGGAACTCCCTGAAAAAGGAGGTGTAGTTGAAGCAGCCCTCGATGAAGGCTGATAATCGATATTCCCAGAGGAACTCCCTACAAAAGGGGTTGTAGCTGTAGTTCCACTACCACTGCCCAAGGAAGTCATCGAAAAAGGAGGTGTACCTGTAGTTCCACCACTTACCATTCGTGCTTGATTTCCTGTATTCACTACGACATCCTGTGTACTACCACTGCCTCCCGGAAAAGGCGTTATTCCACTACCCCCTGCTAGGTAACTAGCAGGCTTTGGTTGTACTCCTCCATTGACGTTGTCGACTGATGAAGCAACACCTGTTGAAGCAATGCCTGTTGAAGCAACACCTGTTGAAGCAACACCTGTTGAACCACTCCTCATCGAGGAAGTCCCTACAGGGGTTGTGACGGTAGTAGTAGTAGTACTAGTTCCTGTTCCGGAACTACCGACGGTTGTTCTGAGAACACATTGATTGGCTGTGGAATCGTATACGAGGTCGTAGGGGTTACCAGGAGGGCAACAACCGGGGCCAATGCAGTCGATACCAAAGAGCCAAGACCCTAACTTGGAGCCTTTTGGGTTGACAAAGCCGGGGGAGACAAAGGGTTTGTCTAGATGCAATTTGTCAAAGTCGGTGGGGTCACGCAATGACATTTGGTATAAATACCACAATGTCCAACACAATGTCCCTGCTACCAAGACAATAAAAAAAAAGTTAAAAGGAATGCCTATCGACTTGTTCAAAAACAGTAAAATCAAGAGAATGGCCAAAACGCCCACCCATACCATGACGATGACAACATAGGCATAATACTTTTTGCGATTGCTGTCATTGAGCATCAAGGTTCGTTCACCTGTTTGGACGTCTCGTGCCATATTGGACTGAACATGATTCAGGTAGTTTGTTTCTTGTGTCATGATGTCGGACATGTCAGATTGCGCTGACAACATTTGGGGAATGGGGTTTTTGGCGATATAGGAGTTCAATGCCGGACTCAATTGATGGATAGACTGGTTGGCGATTTGACTTCCGCTGTATCCGGCCAAGGATTTATTCGACAAGTAACTACTGTTCAATTTGTCTAAAATTTGAAAAAAATCATTTGGGTCCGACATTTATACTTAGGGATTATTAAGATGATGATAGATATTATCCGCTACCCCTGTTATTTTGTTCCAGATAGTATATAAAGAATGGATTTAACCGTTATCCTTTTGATTATCGTACTCATCGTAATATTGTATCTCTTTTATACTTTTTTTATTGCTTCGACATCACAAGTGGTTACATCTGTGTATTTAGGAAAGGCCACTACGGCGCAAACCATTACGGATACGCCCACGGCGGCCAACTTTTCCGTTGGTGTATGGGTCTATGTGAACTCGTGGGACAATACAAATGACAAAAATATTTTCTACTTGACCACCGACGGAGGAACTCTCCTTGTTTCATTGGATTTGGGCAAAACGGCGCCTACTCTTACCACCACAGTCGGCACCACCAAAATCGACATCACCGAAAACTTTCCCTTGCAAAAATGGGTCTATATCATTGTCAGTGTTTCTAGCTCTATTGTCGACTGTTATTTAGACGGTCGTTTGGTGTCTTCTTACCAAATGCCTGTTACCAATACGCTTTCTACAACGGGCGCCAAAAGTGTCAAAGTAAGTTTCGCTACCCCCCGAGGAGGTGCCTATCTGTCGGAAGACATTTACTTGTACAGCTTCAACAGGTACACCTATCCCATGGACCCATCAACGGCCCAGAACAATTATTATTGGTCCTCCCCTCCGGCCACATCCAGCAACAGTTATAGCGTGTCTATTGAACTCGACAAAAATGGCCAAACAGAAAAACAAATCAAACTGTTTTAAGAACAGAATCATTTCAAAAAATAAAACATAACCCCTGTAAGGTTGTTTTGAACTGATTCAAAAAAAGTTGTAGAAAAGGCCTTACAGGGAGGATGTTTTGATACGCAAAAACATTCCCTGTAAGGTTGTTTTAAAACGGATGTAACCAAACGGATGTAACAAAACGGATGTGACAAAAGACATGAATTTTCATATCGTATGATATATAAGAATGTCTGCTCAGGTGATTGACCCTACGTGGTTTGAAAAGGGACAAACCAATGTAACGATGAGAAGTCCTCCATTGTTTCCTTGGAAGGGCAAAACGTTTGCGCAAGTAACGTCTTTTTTACAACGTAACAAAAATACAAATACCTCGGTCGCCAACACATTGTTACCCAACCCTGTGACCCGCCAATACCGTCGCGAAATTGCATCCACACCCACTAGGGACCCCACCAATTGCAATCAGCGTGTGTCGGTACGTATCGACGAACTGAATCGGCCTGGCGGTTCCTTGGTGTTGCCTTTGAATACTTTAACACCGGGTATACCTGGTGTGGTGGACCCGTTGATACCGAATGATACGACGCATATGTCGATTGCTTGTGAGACGTGCAATACGAATGCCGACAATTGTTTGACATCGTCGTCCAATGCGAGCAATGTGTGTTTTACGGATGAGACGAATGCGCGCAGGCGCTGTCGAAGTGCAGGTATGGTAAAGAGGCAGTACAAGGTGGCCAACAACAATGACAATGCGTATTTCACCGATTCCAAGCAATATTTGACGAGTCGAAACCGGCTTTTTTCGCAGAATCAGTACAATTATTTGCGAACAGGTTCGTCGGTGACGGTGCCAGGAACGCCATTGGCTTTGAACAATACGTATTCGGCAAATGGTTTGTCACATTGCAAGCAGTATACGATTTCCAATGTACAGGGGAACAATCAGTTTGGATATACTTGGAACGATGGAAGCAGTACTTTTACTCAAACAATTACAATTCCTGATGGTTCGTATACGATTGAGTCGTTTAATGCGAATATCATGCAACAGATGATGTACTATGGTTATTATTACCAAAGCAACAACAATGGCACAATTCATTTTTTGATAAATTTTACATATGATACGTTACTGGGGCGCGTTATTTTACAATTGTCTTCTCCTGGTTTGTACCCGGTAGGTCTTGGTATTAATAAATACAGTGCAGGGTCTGGAATTGGTACTGGTACGTTTACACCTCAGGTTCAATTTCTCAACAATGGTTTACCCGAAGCTTTGGGTTTTTTGTATGGAACGACATTACCAAATACTCCTCAGACTGATTCCTATGAAAAAACGGCCCCCAATGCGCCTTTGTTGTTGCCGAGTTATGTGTCGGTGATATACAAGCCGAGCAACCCACGTTTCGCCCAACAGGGAGGTGTGTCATCGAGTACGTATGCAGCGCGTATCAAATGGGAGACGGTGAATACGGCGGCGGCGGCAACGGGTCAGCCGAATTTCGGGCAAGAGGTGGCGAATGAGTTGGCGTATGGTACACCATTTGTGGGTTACACAATCAAGGACAAGGTGGGTTTCCCGAATACGAAGGCGCCTGTGATTAAGCCGAGTGGGGAGTTGCGTAGTTGTCAAACATTTATTTACCGTCGTCGATAAAAACCTGACAGGGTATTGTTGTTTGTATATTTTTACGAATTTCATAAAAATATATACATACCCCCTGTAGGGTATTTACAAGCTGTTGTAAGAATTGCATCAATTATCAGAATTGCATCAATTATCAGAATTGAAACTTTTGTAAGAATTGCATCAATTATCAGAATTGCATCAATTATCAGAATTGAAACTTTTGTCAGAATTATTGTGGGTGGTATTGATTTCGGTTTCGTTGTTGTCATGTAGAAATGGATAGAAAGAGTGTAAGTGGCTGCTGATGAAAATTTCGCACAAGAGTTCTTTCAATGTGGCGACGAGAAAGATGCGATAAAACGAAGTTTGAAAGAGTCCTTTTTTTTCTCCAAAGACCAAGATTCCTTGTACAATGTCTTCCAAAGAACGTGTTTCACCCATTGCGTTGTAAAAATGATTGTGCAGAGAGGAAAAACGAAATTGGTAAATGTGGCGTATGTCCAACTTGACACTTTCACTAAATCTGTATTCCATATCCAGTTCATTGTAATTGACCAAAAGGCAACGAATAATACGTGCACGTTCCTGGTATTCGTTGTAATTCAAAGGATGTTTCAAATAGTGGATGACGTGTTCACTCCACAGGTGATGGATACGCGTATCAAAGAAATGTCGAGAGTGGACATATCGTGGGTTCACATGTTGCATGATTTTTTTCAAAAGGGGTGTTTTCGTGAAATCGATGGCCAGTTGGTGTTGGTACAAGAAATTTACTATTTTGGTTTTGGTATACAAGAGAATGGGGTTGGTAACGAAGTCGAAACCGCCGTCGGGGTCAAAGGCGATATGAGAAGGACAATCGTTTTCCTGGTCGACCCAACCAAACAAGGATTCTATTTCGTCAATGTCTATTTCTCGTCTCCAAACATTTCTTCCTACCAAACGATTGTAAACACAAGCAAACATTCTTTGTCGAATTCAACCTATTTATTTTTAAATCAATTTTATCCCCGTATGGGATATCGAATTGTACTTGTATTCTTTTGGCGAGCCCGGAGGGCGAGCATTGTATATCGTACCCCAGACTTTTTTAATGACAAAGAAAGAAAAGTTTTCAACAACGGTTACAGAAAAAGTTTGATATGACAAAGAAAAGTTTTCAACAACGGTTACAGAAAAAGTTTCATATGACAAAGAAAAGTTTTCACACAACGGTTACAGAAAAAGTTTGATATGACAAAGAAAAGTTTCATATGATAAAGAAAAGTTTTCACACAACGGTTACAGAAAAAGTTTGATATGACAAAGAAAAGTTTCATATGACAAAGAAAAGTTTTCACACAACGGTTACAAAAGTTTGACAAATAAAGAAAAGTTTTCACACAACGGTTACAGAAAAAGTTATGATATGACAAAGAAAAGTTTCATATGACAAAGAAAAGTTTTCAACGACAGTTACAGAAAAAGTTATGATATGACAAAGAAAAGTTTGATATGACAAAGAAAAGTTTTCAACGACGGTTACAGAAAAAGTTTCATATGACAAAGAAAAGTTTGACAAAGAAAGAAAAGTTTTCAACGACGGTTACAGAAAAAGTTTGACAAAGAAAGAAAAGTTTTCAACGACGGTTACAGAAAAAGTTTGATAAAGAAAGAAAAGTTTTCAACGACGGTTACAGAAAAAGTTATGATATGACAAACACGGAAAGAAAAGTTTATTCATACAAGAAAGAGTGAATAAAATGAAATCGTCAAAGCCCATATTGACGAAGAAAGGCGATGATATTATTGAATTGGTTGTCTTCGCATTTATAATGACGTAATTGCAGCAATTGAGAAATCACATCGAAAAAGTACCAACCAACGCCACAAGTGATTTCGAGTACGAGTGTATTTTTTTGGCAGAAAAAGAGGTTAGACATGGCTGCGCCGTGAGCGCATACAATCATTTTGGCGTTATGAAAGTAGCGGACTTGTTTTTCAAAGGGAACATTTTCGAGGAAAAGGCTGCCGACGCGGAAGCGTCCGTCGTAGGTATCATGAAGGAAGCGTTCGACGTCATCGATTTGTTCGATTTCGCGTCGTTCTTTCCCGGTGGTGATGTTTTCGTTTTGTTGTTCCAATACGGGGTCGTTTAGTAGGGAGATGCGTTCGCCGCGTTTTATCAGTAATATTTCAGGATAATCAGTGTCTACAGCATTGGGTTGGATATGATAACGAGCAAAGATAAACTGGCGAAATTTGTCGAAGCTAGCGGGGTCCAAATACTGGTCTTTGTCTGTGACGACAAGGTGTCCGGGTTGTTTGGGAAAGTCGGATTCGGAGACTTCCATGTTCCGAACTTGCATGACGTCTTCGTACATGGCGCCAAATTTGCCAAGCGTTTGTTCTATATTTTTGGGTCGTATGACGACGTCGGCTTGGTAGCATCCGAGCACGATTTCGGGGAAAAGTGCATCGCATAAAAAGTGGGCATAATGGTACAAATTGCCAATGGGGCGTTGGTTGATGATTTTGACGACTTTATTTTGTGTCTTTATTTCTTGCATACCTTCTTGGTGGTACAACATGTAAATGGTGATGATACAACCCAAAAGAATACAAGCCAAAGTGGCGCCTATGTATTTTTTTTGAAAAGAGGGTTTCATACTTTGATAGGAGAAGATAAAGGTATGAATACAAAAGGATACAAACAAAGTGTGTCAAGTCTTGAGTATTTTGGGACCGCGAATAAAAATGTTTCAGAAGAAGAAGAAGGGTTAAAAAGAAGATAAGAACATAAGAAGAATGATGGCCCCTACAACGACATTGGTGTCGGCGTATTATGATTGGATAAAAACAGGGGACTCGAAAGAGCGTACGTTGGAGTGGCGTCAACAAAATTTCCGTAGTTTGTTGGAGACGGGTGCGCCGATGGTATTTTTTACGAATTGCGAGGCGATGGCGGTCTTTGCAGAGGCATGGGTTCATTGTCATGTGGTGCGTCACGAATTCATACCCTTACCCTGTAGGGAGGTGACAGAGGAGGTGATTCGTAGTGAGTATGGGTTACCGAAGACGGACAATCCGAAGAAGGACACGAAGGAGTATTTGTGGTGTATGCATGCAAAGACGGTGTGTGTGTCGGAGGCGATAAAAATAAATCCGTGGAGCACGGAGCAATTTGCATGGATAGACATGAGTATATATTATTTGTTTCGTCGTCCGGGGCCGAGTTCTTTGTGGATTCGTTGGTTGACAAAGGAGGCTCGATTGCGACCCGATGACCGAAAGGTGTATATACCGGGGTGTTGGTCGCGTGATAAGAAGAAAACCAAAGAGGGTATGATTTCGTGGCGTTTTTGCGGTTCCTTTTTCTGGGGGCGAAAAGAGGCGTGCCTGGGTTTCGCAGAGACGGCGTCTTATTCTTTCAAGTACTGGGTGGAAACGATATGCAATGGTACTTTCCTCTGGGAGGTGTGTTTTTGGGCGTGGTTGGAGACGCAGCATTCATCTTCTTCGCCTTTTGCGTTTCGGTGGTACGAGGGGGACCACAATGACACGATGTTGGAAAATTTGCCGATGGATGCGGTAGCCATGAATTTATCCTCCCTGTCGGGTTGTGTCGATTTGTCTTTGAAGCCGTGTGACTCTTTGCCTGGGTTCCGTGCCTCGTCGGTTTCGTATGCGTCGATACGAGGTGAGGAATGGTTGTTGGTTCGCTATGTGAATTACACGATTGATTTCATAACAGGGGCATTTTGTGTGAACAAAGAGTCGGGGTACAACAAGATTGCTTCCAAGTCATTTTTTGTGCCGGTCGATTTGGATTGTACGAGGGGGCATTGGTTGCAAGAAGAGCCATGTGACGTTTTGTATGAAGACGGTGTGAGTTGTGGTTTGGAGGACATTCGTATGTTTCCAACAGAAGAGGGTGAGGTGATATTGATGGGTTGCAATGTGGACCGTACGGAGAATGGTATGCCACAATGTTTTGTGGCGAAGTTGGATAGGGAGTGTCATCGGATAAATAATGTGAAGATGTTGGTATCGCCACATATGCAGAAGAATTGGATACCTTTTCCCTGTAGGAAAGGGGCTCGAAATATGAGTTTTCTGTATGGTTGGTCCAGGTTCCAAGTAGTGTGGGGGGAGTATTCGGAGGTGGATGGGTCATGGGAAATCACGGAGCGAACATCCAACATACACCCTCTCTTGCACGAGGCCAAGGGGTCGTCTACGTTTGTGCCTTGGACGCAACAGGGAAAGGTGGTAGGTGTGGTGCATACGACGCAGTACAAGGAGGGTACGGCATTGCGTCAATACTGGCATTATTTGGTGGTGATGGACAGGGAGACGAGGGGGGTAGTGAAGGTGGCGGGTCCATATTCGTTTGCGGGTGGAGGGATAGAATATTGTATGGGTTATCGATTTGACAGGGAGAAAGAGACGCATGATTTCTGGGTATCGAGGATGGATGCGAATCCTATGTATTTGTCCATCGAAGACGAAGAGATAGAATGGAAAACAATTATGTAA